CCAATTCTCCATATCTTTAGAATTCCCTGTCTATCCCTCTATCTAATTCCTCACTTGATATACTCTACATCTACTAATACCAGATACTTCCTATTTATTAGACTGGTACATTTCTTGCTATACGTGTGCGCCTGTATCTCTAAGTATGCTGCTCTAACAATGTCTAACATACTCTAACCCCTTCAGTTTATACGTGCATATACATTCCTAAAAATAGTGGGCGATATCCCTGTGAAGTCTTTGCGATCGTTAAGCACTCCTATCCTGCACAGATTCTTGCCCATCAAACTGTTACTCGTTACAATGGCTTCACTTGAAAAACGAAACCGAACACAGCACTGTCAGCCCTGCATAGAAGTTTGCGTTAATTTATCTCTTTGGAGCTCTATAATTAATGTGGTCATCAATGCAGGGACTCCCGGGTAACAGCGGGGTATGACCATCAATATACTGTTACCCTGAACTGGAATATAAAACCTAAATTGGCCGAGCAGGGCCTAGCTGCTACGGAATGTTAATAAAAGAATAGTGCCTTGAAGCTGGCGTAGCTCTGGTTATGTTGGAGTGAATCGGGTCGCGGTAGTAAAAGCCTTGGCCGTCCGAACTGTTCTTGAAGCCCCTAGTCGGGAGTTGCAAATAGCAGCTCGGCCGAGTGCAGGACAGTTGCCTAATCGGGTATCCTGTATTGCAGCTCCCGGCGCCAATAGTGTTGGATCTTGGGTCACTTTGGGAGTGACTATGATTCTGCGAAGTCTTCCCCTGAGCTTCGCATATACTACGTTCATGGCCTAAACCTCTATGGATGGCAGGATCCAACACTCTTGGCGGGTGATGAATAGCAGATTGTCGTTCAGTATGCCTGGGCATATGACGTTATATGGAACGACTGCAAGGCGGTGAGATCGTCATGAATCTCTAGGAAACTTGTATAGGTGTCTGTGAATGCTATCCCGCCAAGAGCTAAGTGTGGAGCTGTTTGTTGCTACTTATATCCCTATCTGGGTTATTAGTTTTCGAATCTTCAGGCAGCTCCATAGTTAGTTGTTCGGTTAGGTGTCATGTCAGGAACAGGCGTCAAGGTTCAACTAACACATGTCTTTAAGTCAATACCACAATACTCGCCCACAGGGCGTGGCGGTTGTGCTACCTGTCTAGGCCAGGTTATTGACCCGCTTTAAGTCACTGACATTTCCAACTTTTCACAAGAAAGGAGGAAGCGGGCTCGGGAAAGCTTGTCAGTGACCCCGTTTTACCGCAGCACTATTTAACCACAAGTTGAATTAGAAGGTAATAGCGAGTGCATCAGGACTGCTAAGTGCTCGTTCCGCCCCGTTAGCATGAAGGTCGTGCAGTTGATTTGTAATCATCAGGTATTGGTTCGATTCCGATACGGGGCACCATCAGTAAAGTAGGCTGCATTCGTTCAAACGCCTAGGGATTCCAGAATCCAAGCTAGTCGTGAGTGCAGCCTACTTTACTCAGGGAGGTTGTTATGACATTTGGTGTAATGCAAAAGTTGGAAGTGCATATTTGTAAAGATGCACAAGACTCAATTGATCGCGGCCATATTTACCGTGACGGTATCAAGGCTATTGAAATTGACAAAGTTGTCGTCGTTCGTAACGGCACGAAAGGTAATAACTCCACTGTTGATATCGTTCTGAAAGATCAGCAGGGTAATACTTTTGTTGTCATGGTTACGGGCGCTCTGTTGAAGTCTATTCCTTGCTAAGGAGTTATCATGAATAAAATGAGCTGGCACGACCATCGCGGTCACGTTCCCAATCCACCTCCGGAGGAATAATGGGTCGCAAGCATAACCATTATTTCAAGAACGTTAAGTACCTTGAAGACATTGATGTCTATCGGGTGCTTTCCCTTTTTGGAGTCACAGACCAAGCAATCGGACACGCTATCAAGAAGCTTTTGGTGGCTGGTGGGCGCGGCCACAAGAATATTCACAAGGATATTCAGGAAGCAATTGACACTCTTGAGCGTTGGAAGGAAATGCAGCTTGAAGATTCACCCGAATTGAGCGAGCATATTGGCCAAGAACTGTGTATTGTTGGAAATACCAAACGCCAAGGGAAGTTTGGAGCCATGTTTGATGAACTTTTCACAAGTATGGGCCTAAAACCTGCTATTGAATGTGATGGGAAAACGAAATGATCTGGTTTCCGGATGCAATTTACGAGCGATTGCCGCTGATTTACATTGTTTTGGCGATTTTCGGCATCGTTTCGCCTGAAAATTACGGTCGATTTTGCGGTGTGCTGCTGATTCTGGCGGCTTACCACATTATTCGGATACGCCGCAAGGCCCGAACCAATGTGGTCAATGAGAAATAACATGCGAATTTCAATTATCAAGGAAGATCAAGCTTACAGCCCCAATGCACGAGCGTTTAACGTGTTCCTGGACGATGTAAAGCAAACAGATGTTCTTACTGCGGACGAAGAAAACGGTTTTGTGTTCCGTTTGAAGCGTACCAAGTTTGGAAACCTTATGGTAAATCGTCAAGGCAAGAAAATGACGGAAACCGCCAAGGGTGTTGTTCGTATTGAACTCAAAGAGCTTGCAGATGTCGAGAAATGATACAACTGGTGATCGGATTTGGATAAAATTCAAAGACGAAGAAGCTCGCAAGAACTTCGAAGACAATTTCGACCGAATATTTGGGAAGAAAGATGAAAACAAATCTACAGGAAATCTTCCGCAAGACGATGAAGGAAAAGACGTCAGCGGAACTCCGGCTTCAGGGTGCGAATCTTAACTACTGTGCAGCCTGTAACGACGAAAACGATGAATTGCGTACCCGTTTTCGTCAAGAGATTCATGCTTTGCAAGATATTATTCTGGATTGCACAGCATTGATTTTTTATTGCACTGTTCGCATGAGTGAAGGTAATGAATAACGAAATGTCGGATATTGGGATGGTCTGGTTTGAGCGTTACAGCTTTCCATCCTATTGGGGATTCTGTCCAAACGAAGAAGTTTGGAAGAAGCAGATGAAGGTTGTTGGTTGCAAAGGTGAAAAGTATCCGGATTTTAAAACAGATACCCAAGCTCGAGTTTCTGAATTCCTGTCTTTTGATCATAAGCATATTGTTATCATTACGCTTGGTGACTTTTCTGGTCGTGATCCGATTGGTGTCATTAGCCTGATTGCTCATGAAGTTGAGCATGTTTGGCAATACATGAAGAAGCATATGGGCGAGGACAAGCCTGGTTGGGAAGTTGAAGCTTACGTCAAGCAAGATATGCTGGCTTCCATGCTGTATGCTTACGAAAAGCACAGACACAAGCTTACAAGAAAGATTAAAACTAAGTAATCTTTGCTTAGTTTCTAGGGGTAGGGTGTAACAACCTTACCCCTTTTTGTTTATGTGCAGGCTGTGCGCGAACCTGCTACAGGGCAGCACAAGATTATGCGTTATTCTCGGTCGCTGCCTTGTAAAAGGGCAATTTGTCTTTTATACTCCAGCCATAGTGAATAAAAGGTGAATCAAATGACTAACGGAGTATTTTGGAAATCCAACTACGGCGATGCGGTCACTCCTGACCTTACCGCTCAGGAGAAGGAACTCCGCGATTTGTTTGTCCGCGAATTCCTTACAGACTTTGACGAAGTAGCTGCATGTATCCGCTGCGGCTTCTTGGACTCGTACGCCAAGCAGTATGCTATCCAGTTTATGGGTGAGACATATGTTCGCCGGCGTATTGTTGAACTCTCTCACGATGTTGGTGAAAAAGATGACAAAGAAAAAGCCGCTGAAACGAAACAACGGATTATCACTTCACTATTTCGGGAAGCTAACTATCGTGGCGCGGGTGCTAGTCACGGCGCTCGTATTGCAGCTCTCTCCAAACTTGCCTCGTTGCATGGCATGGATGCACCAACCAAGGTGGAACAAACCATCAACCATAAGGGCGGCGTGATGGCTGTCCCGGGCATTGCAACCTGTGGTGATTGGGAAGCTCAGGCTATTGTCAGCCAAGAGAAGCTTACCAGTGAGGCTGAAAGTTGAGAGTTCTGCCTGATGGGACAAAAGTTGTCTGGGAGCCGCTTGCTGGTTCCCAGACGCTTTCGCTTACCTGTCCTGCAAATATTATTGTCTTCCATGGCACACGTGGCCCGGGCAAGACTGACGCGCAATTGATGCGCTTTCGACGAAACGTGGGGCAAGGTTATGGGCGGTACTGGCGCGGCATTATCTTCGACAGAGAATACAAGAACTTAGATGACTTGGTTTCCAAGTCTATGCGCTGGTTTCCTGAATTTAAGGATGGCGCTCGGTTCATGTCCAGCAAAGCAGACTATCGATGGGTCTGGCCTACTGGCGAAGAACTACTTTTCCGAGCAATCAAAAAAGATACTGACTATTGGGGTTATCACGGTCAGGAGTTTCCTTTCATTGGTTGGAACGAATTAACTAAGTACCCGAATGACAATCTATTCGAGTCCATGATGTCTTGTAATCGTTCGTCATTTCTACCGAACGAACATCCGCAGTATTACGGTGACGATCCCACCCCGCATTATCTGCCCGAACTTCCGCTGGAAATCTTTATTACAACAAATCCGCATGGTTCTGGACATAATTGGGTAAAGAAGCGTTTTATCGCTACAGGCAAGCCTGGACAGATTGTAAGACGTGTGGTCAATGTTTTCAATCCTCGGACTCAGCAGCGTGAAGACATCGCAAAGACCCAGACCCATATTTTTGGATCGTATCGTGAAAACAGATACCTATCACCTCAGTACGTGGCTGAACTTGAATCTATTACTGATCCTAACAAGCGTCGTGCTTGGCTGTATGGTGATTGGGACATTGTTGCTGGCGGTATGTTTGATGATGTATGGGATCAGAATATTCACATCATTGAACCCTTTGACATACCTTCTAATTGGCGCATCGATCGGTCTTATGATCATGGTGAGTCTCGACCTTTTTCTGTTGGTTGGTGGGCTGAATCCGATGGTTCGGATGTTCGCCTTTCTAACGGGAAATGGATGAGCACTGTTAAAGGTGATATCTTCCGTATTGATGAATGGTACGGCTGGACAGGCAAACCAAATCAAGGTCTTCGTTTGCTATCCACAGATATTGCTGCCGGTATTGTTGAACGCGAAGTACAAGCAGGCATCCATAATCGAGTTGTTCCGGGCCCCGCTGATAATAGCATTTGGGACGTTGAAAACGGTAACTCGATTGCTGCTGATATGGCAAAGCCTGTTAAGATTAATGGCAAACGTTATAAAGGCGTCCAGTGGCATCGCAGCGATAAGGCTAAGGGCAGTCGAACTGCTGGCTGGAAACAATTGCGTCAATACCTCAAGGATGCTTTGCCTGTTATCCAAAAAGATGAAAATGGTAAAGAGATAGTCATGCCTCGTGAAAAGCCTGGTATGTTTATCTTCAATACCTGTAAAATGTTTGCAGAACTGTTCCCTGTTGCTCCACGCGATGAAACAAATCCGGACGATATAGATACAGATTCTGAAGATCACATTTGTGACGAAGCCCGTTACAAAGCACTTTCCACTGAAACCGGCGCCCGTGGCGGTAGAACTCAAGGTATGTGAGGATATAATGAGCCTTAAAAGTATTCATCCGCAATATGCAGCCATGCTGGACAATTGGACGTCCATGCGCGACTTCTATAAGGGCGAGGTTGCTGTAAAGGCAAAGGGTGAAAGATACCTTCCGCCTACAGCTGGCATGATCCTTGATGGTATGGAGCCCGGTGGTATTGGTCGAAAGATTTATGATGCTTATAAAGCTCGTGCAGTCTTTCCCGACTACGTCAAAGAAGGTGTTGAAGCCCTTATCGGTTTGATGCACCAGAAGGATGCGCGGATCGATCTTCCGCCCGAAATGGAATACCTGAAAGAAGCTGCAACCATTGACGGTGAGTCGTTGGATTTGCTGCTTCGTAAGATGAACGAAGAACAACTTGTTACAGGCCGCTTGGGCTTGCTTGCAGATCTTCCTGTCAATCCTGATCCGCTCAACCCGCAACCTTTCATTTCGATGTATGCTGCGGAAAGCATCACAAATTGGGATGATGGTGCAGCCTATATCGGGCAAAACGAATTGAACATGGTTGTTTTGAACGAAAGCGGTCTTGTTCGCGACAACTTTGAATGGCGTTTCCGCGATCGTTTCCGTGTGCTGCAATTGGGCAAGCTGAACGAGCAAGAAGAAACCGCAACATATCGCCAAGGTGTGTTTGACCACGCTGACTACAATGAAGAAGCAATGGTTCCGCCTATGCTTCGCGGCAAGACACTTGAACATATTCCGTTTGTCTTTGTGAATAGTAAAGATCTTGTCCCGACACCGGATACCCCGCCCCTGCAAGGCTTGGGCCTTAATTGCTTGACTATTTATCGCAGTGAAGCAGATTATCGTCAAAATCTTCACATGCAAGGTCAGGACACTCTTGTTACGGTTGGCGGTATTCGTAACCCGAATGCAGTTCCCGGTCAAACTGAAGATGCAATCCGTGTTGGTGCTGGTAGTCGTCTTGATGTTGAAATGGGAGGTGATGCAAAGTTCATCGGTGTTAGCTCCACAGGCCTTGCAGAGCAGCGTAACGCGATTGAAAATGATCGCAAACGTGCTGAATTCAAAGCAGGCCAGTTGATTGGCAACCAGAGTCTGAAAAATGAATCTGGTAATGCTATGCTGGCGCGTCTGGCTGCACAAACTGCCAACCTTACCCAAATTGCTCAATCCAGCGGCGAAGCACTGGAAAGCATCCTTCGTGCTATTGCTGTTTGGATGAATTTGGATCCGGCGCTTGTTCATGTTGATCCGAATACCGAATTTACAAATGCTGCTTCTACTGCTCAAGAACTTGTCTATCTAATGACTGCTCGTTCAATGGGTGCTCCGCTATCGCTGGAAAGTATTCACGAGTCTTTGAAAGACCGTGGATTTACACAGATGGAATACGAAGCTGAAAAAGCTCTTATTGAACAAGAAGGTCCGAACGGCCTTCCGAATCAACAACAGCAACCGGCAGCAAAGCCCGGTGACAAGCAACCGCCGCAAGATCCAAAGAAAACAGATCCGGCGCAAAACAAAAATCAAGAGTAAGCTTTAGTTTGGCGGGGCAATGGTGCTCCGCCTTTTTAATCTGCATGGCAGAGGAGTATTAACATGGCTTTGAAAGCAATCGTTGAATCTTTGGAGGACTTGGACAGTGCGTTCCATGACCATTACCGCAAAGATGACAAACTGGGCAAATACGTCCTGGACATCCTGGAACTTGACGGCTTGCCGCGTGTTCGCTCTCTGAAAGATGAAGCAGCACAAGCTCGCATCGCCAATAAGGACATCAAGACCAAGCTGACCACATATGAATCCTTGGGCGATCTGTCCGAGATTCAAGCTCGCCTGGACAAGTATCCTGAACTGGAAGCTGCTGCCAACGGCAAACTGGATGATGCAAAGATCAACGACATTGTCGAAGGTCGTTTGAAATCCAAGCTGGCGCCGGTCGAACGCGAAAAGATGACTCTGGCACAACAAAATGCCGAGCTCATTTCTCGTGTCCAAGGTTTCGAAACGCAACAAGTTCAGCGTACCATTGCTGATAACGTCCGTACTGCTACATCCAAACTGAAGGTTGTTGATTCGGCTGTCGAAGATATCACCCTCTTGGCCGAGCGTGTTTTCACCATCGACGAAAGCGGTGCTGTTGTCACAAAGGACAACGTCGGCGTCACGCCTGGTATCTCTCCGGAAGTCTGGTTGAGCGAAATGCAGGCCAAGCGTCCGCATTGGTGGGGCCCGTCCGCTGGTGGTGGTGCTCCGGGTAATCGTGGCGGCGGTGGTTCTACAACGAACCCTTGGAGCAAGGATGGTTGGAATATGACCGAACAAGCTCGCATCTACACCGAAAACCCGACTCGTGCTGATCAGTTGGCGAAATCGGCCGGTACGAAGATTGGCGGGATGAAACCGACCAAGTAATCATACTGTGGTCATTGCACAAGCTCTAGGGATTTGCTATATTGCCTCCATGGAGCTTGTGCTCTAACCAAAAACCGATTGCTGCCATGGGGTGTGCATCGAGTTAGAAGTTTCTTTTATTAACTTGAGCCACTTGGAGGAATTACCATGGCTGCTGGTGTTGTTCGCCTATCGGACGTTATCGTCCCGGCAATCTTTACCCCCTACGTTCAGAACCTGACCCAAGAAAAGTCGCGTCTGATCGCTTCCGGGGCCATTACACGTGACGCCATTCTGGATAACAACCTATCCGGCGCCGGTATCACGTTCAACGAGCCTTCCTTCAAGGATCTGGAAAATGATGCGGAAAACGTCTCCACGGACGATCCGGCACAAAACTCCAGCCCCAACAAGATCGGTACGCTGTCCGAAATCCAAGTCCGCATGTCGCGCAACAACTCCTGGAGCTCCATGGACTTGACCGCCGACCTGATCGCTGAAGACCCGCTCGCTGCCATCGCCAACCGTGTTGCCGACTACTGGAAGCGTCGCGAACAAGCTGCTTTCATCGCCACCATGAAGGGCGTCTTCGCTGACAACGCCACCGTCACCGATGCCTACCATACCCAGAACGATATGACGTTCAATGTGTCTGGTGCTTCCTTCACCGCCGGCGTCACCAACTTCACCGCTGAAGCCTTCATTGATGGCACCCTGACCATGGGCGACTCGATGGAATCGCTGGGCATGATCTGTGTGCATTCGGTCGTCTATGGTCGTATGCTCAAGAACAACCTGATCGACTTCGTCTTCGACAGCAACAACCCGGCTGCTATTCGCGTTCCGATGTTCCTGGGCCGTGAAGTGATTGTTGATGACGGTATGCCCTTCACCGGCGGTGTGTTCGAAAGCTGGATGTTCGGTTCCGGTTCCATCCGTAATGGCCGTGGCTCGCCGCGTGTCCCGACGGAAGTGTTCCGCGCCCCGTCCGCTGGTAACGGCTCCGGCCAGGATACCCTGTTCAACCGTGTCGAATGGTGCCTGGCTCCGGTCGGTTACGCCTACATCGGTACGGCTGCCTCGGGTGGCCCGTCCAATGCTGCTACCACGAACAATCTGGCTGCTGCTACCTCCTGGCGTCGTGTGTTCCCGGAACGCAAGCAAGTCAAGATCGCTCGCCTGATCACCCGCGAATTCTAATCGCAAACTGAATAAGACTACGGGCTTCGGCTCGTAGTCTGTTCTATCCGCGCAGCGAAATAAAGGAAAAGATCATGGCTCGCACTCCCAGACAGCGTCGAATTCGTCACCAGAACTACGCTCGTACCTCCCGTCAAGACAAACTGAATGTTTTTCTTACTCAGCGCCAAGTTGCGTTGAATGGTACTGGCGCCTTCGCGACATTTACGGGCGCCGCAGGTGAAAACATTACTTGGACAGGTCATGCCAAAACAGTTGGCAAGGGGCCGTTCATTCTGACAACAACTGGAACCCTTCCGGTCGGTCTTGCTACTGGTCAGCATTACTGGATCCATACGGTTGTTGATGCCAATACCGTGAAATTAACTACTCGTCGTGGTGGGCCTATTGCGGTGCTGACAGGCGCCGGTTCTGGCACACATACCATCACGAAGGCAAGTGATGCTCTTTCCATGTTTGAATATCTTGCTCAATCCGGGCCGGACGTTCTTGCAAATTCAACTGACGTTGATAACCTGTAAGGTGAAAAAATGAGTAAGATTACAGAAGCTCTCGAAAAGCTGGATCCTGCCAACGACAACCATTGGACAACCGATGGTCTGCCTCGGATTGAAACAATCCGTATGCTGGCTGCTGACCAAACGATCACCCGCGACATGATTACAACCGAAGCGCCTGGCTTCAGTCGTTCTACTGCTGTCACCCCGACGGAAAGTGTTGCTCCAACAACCGAATCCGAAGATGGTGTGGTCACTAAGGAATACGAAGCTCTGATTGCACAAGCTCGCGAAGGCTTGGACGTCTGCAAGGCGGATGTTGATGCTGCGAACGAAGCTTTCCGCAAGCAACAACAAGTCCTGGACGATTTGATTAACGAACAGCAAGACAGCGGCGCAGTTGAAACAAATGCGGATGCTATCATGGGTTATTTGAATTCGCAGAAAAACCTGATTGCTGAACGCGGTCGTCGTGCTCAAGTTCTTCGCGATAGCGGCGTCACGCTTGCTGACATCCAGAATCTGATCCCGCAAGCTGCACCGATCGATCAAGCTCTCGCTAAAAAGCGGTAAGGGGTTATAAATGGCTCAAGTTGGTTTCCGAGGTGAGCGGCTAGATCTTCTGGCTCGTCAGGGGGCTACGCTTGGGCCATTTATTGTCACTCTTACAAATCCTGATTTGAACCCTGTGAATCTTACAGGCTGCACAATTCAAGGGCAAGTTCGTCAAAATGCTCTGGATGCAACTAAGGTTGCAGACTTTGTTGTTACGATCATTGATGCTGTAGCAGGTAAGTTTTCTTTTGAAATTCCTCATACTGTAACAGCACTTATTCTAGCTGGCGAATTTCAAAAGGATCCTAAATCCATTTATCAATGGGATATGGAACTTCTGGATACTTCGAATAGAATTACCCCTCTGTATTATGGGGAGTACGAAAACTTTCGTGAGGTAACTCGTGTCGTTTAACCTTGTAATTCAAACGCCGCAGCCTCTTCAACTTGTTGTCCAATCGCCTCCTGAAATTAAATCAACTCTTGTAGTTGGTCAAGGGCCTGCTGGAGCAAGTGGTGGAGCGAGCCTTCCTCCTTTTCAGTTTTTGACCCCGATTGCAACATGGGTGATTAACCACAATCTAGGACGGCGCCCTTTAGTGGGCGTTTTTAGTGTTGGTGGTGTTGAAATGATGGCGGAGGTTATCCATACCTCTGTCAATCAGGTGCAAGTGATTTTTGATAATGTAACTGCTGGTTACGCCGTCTGTTCCTAAGGAGAAATTAAATGGCTATTGATGTTCAACGTAGTATGGACTTTGGCGGTGTCCGCAAGATCACTAGCCTTCCTGATCCGATTGGTGCCCAAGATGCTGCCACAAAGGCCTATGTCGATAGTGCCATTGAAGGTATTGCCTGGAAAGACAGCGTTCGCGTTTCCACACAGGCAAACCTGACACTGGCTTCGCCTGGTGCAACAATTGACGGCATTGCCATGGCTGCGAATGATCGCGTCTTGGTCCGTGCTCAAACAGCTGGCGCTGAAAACGGTATTTACATCTGGAACGGTGCTGCTACGCCAATGACTCGTGCTTTGGACATGAGCGTTGCTGCTGAAGTTGAGCAAGCTTGTACGACGGTGGAAGAAGGCACGAATGCTGGAATAACCTACCGTCAATCTGTGGTCAATGTCACGCTTGGTACTACGACACTAACTTGGTCTGTTTTTGGCTCGTCTGCTGGTGCAGCATCTGAAACTTCTGCTGGTATCATGGAGCTTGCAACTCAAGCTGAAACCGATGCTGGTACGGACGACCTTCGCGCTGTTACGCCGTTGAAGCTTGCAACTTCTGTTTTCTCTTCCAAGAAGTTTGCTGCCAACTTTGGCGATGGTTCTGCAACTTCCTTTGTTATCACACACAACCTGAATACCAAGGATGTGGATGTTACAATTTATCGTAACAGTGGCAACTTTGACGAAGTTCTTGCTGAAGTCCAGCATACCTCGGTCAATACAATCACCATCGTTATGGATAGCGCCCCGGCGGCTGCTGCCTATCGTGTCAAGGTAAGCAGCTAATATGTCAATTCAAGCCCTCCGCACTATTGCCCTCTCGCAGATTGCAGTGGCGGAGGGTGCGACGACACCCGTACCATCTGGGCCTGGTTGGGCCTGGAGTACCGCACTGACAAAACCTGTCTATTGGAACGGTACAATTTGGACAGCTGGCTCTGCTGGTGGTGGAGGTTCGCCTGCTGGCAATTCTGGTGAGCTACAATACAATAATGTAGGTGCCTTTGCAGGTGCAGCTAATATTGAAGTTGATAATGGCGACCTAGTCTTGATAGAGCAAGCATCTGTTGTTGCTCCAGCTACAGGTAAAGTCAAGATGTTTTGCAAGAAGATTGCAAATCGTTTCTTTCCTGCAATGGTTGGTGTTGCAAATATGGATGCTTGTTTGCAACCATCTATCTGGCGTCAAAAGGTTGGTATCTGGACACCTCCGGGTAATGCAACAACAACTCCCGGCGTGAATGGTTTTACAGCTCCAACTGCAATCGGAACGGCAACGGCTCGAAATGTTGCAACAACAAATCTTCTGACTCGAACACGTCGTATTGGTTATGTTTCCGCTGCAACGGCTGCGGCCTTTTGCGGACAATTTACAGGCGCTGCACAATTCACCACAGGCGATGGAGCAGGTCTTGGCGGTTTCTTTTATTCGTGTCGTTTTGCAATCACAGATGCTGCGGCTGTTTCTGGTGCTCGTTCGTTTTTTGGTGTTACTTCCCAAACAACAACTCCAACAAATGTTGAACCTAGTACGCTGACAAATGCAATCGGTATTGCACAGCTTTCAACAGATGCAACTCAGCTTTACCTTGTCTATGGTGGTTCTGCGGCACAGACAGCAGTTGCTCTTGGAACTAACTTCCCACCTATGGCAGGTGTTGGCGCCACAAACGGTATTGTTTATGATTTGACAATATTTTGTTCTCCTAATTCGAATGGTGTTGTTAATGTTCGTCTTGAGCGAGTTGGGACAACGTTTGTCTATGAAAATACAATCACTCCTGGAACTCCCGGGACACAAACTCCTTTGAATACAACGCTGTTGGCACATCGCGCCTGGCGGACAAATAATGCCACGCTTCTTGCTTGTGGTTTGGACATTCTCAATATCTATATTGAAACGGATTACTAATGTCTTATACACTGAATCTTGCAACTGGAAGTGTGACCCGAGATTCAGACGGGAAGCAGGTTGCTCCAGCTCAAACAGTTGATGATCCTGATTATGTTGCATATGTTGAATGGTGCAATGCAGGTAATCAACCTTCCGAAATTTCTATTGCTCCTCCGAACGAACCGCGGAAGATTACAGTTCTAGCTTTTCGCAATCGTTTCCATATGGCGGAAAAGGTTGCACTTGAACTTATGTCGCTTGACGACAAAACCGCACCTTTTCAGGCTCGTCAGATTGCAGCATCGCTTCGCGTTTATGCAAAAGATTCGGACAATGCAAAGTTTATTGACCTTGAGCGTCAGGATACGCAATATGGTCTTTATCAACTTGTTGCATTAGGTATCCTAGATATGTCTCGTGCAGACGAGATTATTCATAATCAAGTTCAGCCTGAAGAACGGTGGGAGCCTTAAATGGTCAAAATCTTTTTTGCGGATACCGATCTGCTTGGCTCCAAGCTTATTCGTTTTCTGACGTGGAGCGATTTTTCCCATGTTGGATTTATCGATGAGGAAACACATACTGCAATTGATTCCCGCTATGGTAAAGGAGGTGTGACGGAATACCTTGCAGAAGAATTATATGCACACTATCCAAGACTTATTGTTTTGGATGTGGATGTTCCTCGTGCTGCTCTGGACTTTGCTCGCTTGCAGTTTGGAAAGGGTTACGACCTCACAGCATTGTTTGGAATGGAACTTCATCGTAACTGGCAAGAAGATGATAAATGGTTCTGTTCTGAACTTGTTGCATGGTGCTGTGCTAAGGCAGGAAAAGCACTTATCAATAAAGAAGCATGGCGTGTGACTCCTCAAGACCTTTGGGAAGTCTGTGCGATTAATGTGGTCAAAGGGAGACAAAATGATTGAAATTATTTCTGCTCTTGTTGGTTTTTCAGCTCCGTTCATTCCGGAAGTTTTGAAATACTACAACAAAAAACAAGATAACGAGCACGAACTTGCAATGATGGATTTGCAGATGAAGAAAGGTGCTCAAGACCATCTTTACAAGATGGAAGAAATCAATACGCAAGGAGAGATCAGCGAGGCTATTGAACTTCATAAGCCGCAATCCAGTTTCGGGGTACAGCTTTTGGATGCTGCAAAAGGTCAAGGCTTATCGGGTTGGGCATTGTACCCCGCTTTTTATTTGTTCTGCCTTCTTGATTTCCTTGCTGGAATGGTACGACCGGGAATTACTTATGCTGCCTTTGGTTTCTACGTTGCTGTTAAGTGGGCCGAGCTCGCTATTGCAAAGACAGCCTCCAGCGGTCTCAGTGTTGCGCTGTTGCAAGTATGGGGCGCGGAAGATCGCGGCATTGTAATCTTAGTCTTGTCGTACTGGTTCGGTAATCGTTCTGCCAAAGCTGCTTTTGGTGGTTCTGCCATGAATGCTGCAAAGGGTCAATGATGAAACTATTTGTCTTTCTTATTACAATCACATTTGCTGCTTTCAACCTTGGAAGCACATTTGGCGCTGAACAACCTGTTGATATTCGCTTTTGCGGTATTCCGAAACGCGATGCAAATGGGGACATCATCCGCAGTCAGTTTATTCTGAAGAATTTTCAAAAACTGCATCCTTGTCCTTCTACTGGATTAACAACAGGTGCTTGCCCTGGATGGGCTAAAGATCATACTATTCCGTTGGCTTGCGGTGGTTGCGATGCAGTCTTTAATTTGCAATGGCTCCCGGACGATCAAAAATCTACTTCGAATCCTCATGCAAAAGATCGTTGGGAACGAAAAGTCTATTACCCTATGACAATTATTCCCGGAACTGAAAATTGTAAGTTTGAACTTGTGAAGTGACCACATGAAATTAGACTGGAACCTATCCTATGGTCAAGTCGTCAAATCGCCTTTGGTTTTGGCAGAGGAACTCGCAAAGCCGTTTGAAAAATGCTCACTTGATGCCTATTGGGATTGCGCCGGTTATCCAACAAACGGATGGGGAAATCTCCTGTCGCGAGTGCGTCTCCAAACAATCATGCAGCAAAACGGATGGACTCGCAAGCAAGTTGATCTATGGTTGCATGAGACATATCCAAGAATAACTCAGGAACAAGCGGACTCAGATTTTGGGATCAACCTTAATAAAGCTTTTGTTTCTGTTAAGAGACTTGTTAAAATTCCGTTGTCAGCAGAGCAGCTTGCAGCCCTCATAGATTTTGTGTTCAACTGCGGTGCTGGCAACTTACAGATTTCAACCCTACTTCGCTTGATTAATTGCGGAGAGTTAAGGGCAGCAGCTGAAGAATTCAAGAAGTGGAACAAATCTAACGGTATTGTATTTCGAGGATTGATACGCCGTCGGTTTGTTGAATATAACTTATTTTTGAGTGGTATGTGATGACAAACGCCGTTGATAAAATATTGTCAATTGTTTTCTTTTCTGATTTACACGGCGTTCGATTCACTCTTGGTCTTGCGGAATTGATTTGGGCAATTACATTGCTTTGGCCCGGCGAAACATTTGGTCGTCCCACATATACTGTGATGGCTCATGTGATGAGCGAAAACGCATGGGGACTTGTATTCTTGATGTCTGCTTTGACACAGTTTGGAATATTGTTCAAAGGGGACTACCATTCGAGGTTTGCAACATACTTTGCTGGATGGAACCTAGCCCTGTGGCTATATGTGGTTATCAGCATGTATTTGAGTGTTTCCCCTCCCCCGGCTGCAATCAGCGGTGAAGCTGCTTTGGTTTTATCTGCTGGATGGGTCTGGATCCGATCCGGTTATGAAGTAAAAGGACGTCGAGCAAGTGACTACGGCGGCAAATGTGATCGCAGGGATAATCGGGAAGCACAAAATGGCTGTTGAAACATCGGAAGTTGCAAACTACACAATTGGCGGTCTGGCAGCGGGCGGCGGTATGTTCTGGCTCCTCCGTTGGGTGATCCGTACATTTCATGTTGATAAACTTGCAATCAAATCTACAACAGCAGAAGGTAATGTGATCGACCGTCTGGAAAGCGAAATTCATCGCCTGGAAGCTGTTATCAATAAACAGCAATCCGAAATCAATACAATGAACCGCGATCAGCGCAAGCTTGAACGCCGTTTGTCGAATCAACGTGCTGTACTTATCGCAATTGAAACAATTGTGGAAGGTATGTGCACTTGCGATCTTAATGCCCGTAAAAAGCTTGCGGAGCTGATTACTGAACTGATTACAGCTGACACGGACGATGTCCAATGTGATCTGCCTGCAAAGGAATAATGATGACCTTTACTGTAGAAGATGGCACAGGGATTGCAGATGCAAATGCTTATTGTGATGTTGCATTTGCTGATGCCTATTTTACAGACCGAGCAAATGCAGCCTGGACTGGAATTGCTGCTGCGAAACAAGCTGCTCTGATACAAGCAACAGATTATATTGAACTTCGCTTTAGCCATTTGTTCCTTGGTGAAGCAAAGACAACAGTTCAAGGCCTGAGCTTTCCGCGAGTGAGTATCTCCTTTGCAGAAATGCCTATTGGCCTCAAACGTGCCTGCTGCGAATATGCTGTCCGTGCTCTGGCAGCAAAACTCCTTCCCGATCCTTTGATTGACCCTACGGGTCTTGGCCTGGAACGAACCCGTAAAAAGGTCGGCCCGATTGAAAAAGAAACTCGTTATCAGTATCAAGGTGCTGGAACGATCCGTACCATTATTCGCCCCTACCCGGCAGCAGATGCTCTTTTGAAGGGGCTGATCCGCATAAGCGGAGGGATGGTGATTCGTGGCTGATTATAGCGAATTTGTCTTGCTGGCACATGAGCTGCTGACGGAAGAAGGCAAACTCGTTACATTGCAGACGCTTGGAACAAATACCTCGGATTTGAGCAAACCTTGGAAGGGTACTACCGAGCAAGATGTGGTCATGGAATATCGTTCCGTGCCTTGTGCATTCATTGCCCCTATCGGTAAAGACCTTGGCATTATCGTTCAAGATAAAGACCTTTTGAAACGTTCTACTAAGGTTGCAATCTGTGCAGCCGTGGCAGAAGGACTTGAAGATAAAATTACAAGAATCAAAGATATTGATGGTACAATTTGGAAAGTTATCTGGTCGCAGACGTTGTGTCCAGCTGAACAAACAATCATCTACATTTTTGGTATAGCTCGATGACCTACGAAGAAGCTCGTGATAACATTTACAGTATCTTCCATGCTGTGTGGGACAGCGAGTGGCCTGTTGTATGGGGCGACCTCCCTGGCACCCCTCCGCGCGAGGAAACGCCATGGGCAAGGGTAGTTTTAAAGCATACCGACGGCAAGCAAACGACGCTCGCAGGTGAGCATGGTACTCGTCGTTTCGGTCGGTATGGAATTTTAGCAGTTCAGATTTTTGTGCCTGTTGGTGGCGGTCAAACAAAAGCGTATCAGCTGGCTCAAATGGTTTCCAACGCCTATGAAGATGCAAGGTTGGACGTGTGGTTCCGCAACACACGGATTCGCGAACAAGGGGCAAGCGGAGCCTTTGAGCAAGTGGATGTCCTAACGGACTTTTCTTTTGACGAAGTGAGGTAACTCGAAATGGCAAACAAGATTGACAGTAACATCACAGGGCTTCGCTTTGCTGAAGAACTGTCCCTGAAAACACTCCCGGGTACTCCGGTCTGGTATCCGCTGGAACCGAACTCCTACTCCGACTTTGGCGGTCAGATTACAACGGTTGCTCGTAACCCGATCAATGCGGCTCGCCAGCGCAAAAAGGGTGTCACAACCGACCTGGATGCGTCCGGCGGTTTCAACCAAGACTTGACAATGACGAACACGACTCGTCTGCTGCAAGCTTTCATGTTCGCGGATATCCGTGAAAAGAAAAAGACAATTCCGATGAACGGCACAGCGGATACCATTTCTGCTGTCACATCTGGAACCAAGACTTTTACCGTGTCTGCAAACGGTACAGGTTTTGTTGCCAACCATCTCGTGCTTGCTGCCGACTTCACAACTGCGGCCAACAATGGTGTCTTTACGGTGGCATCCTCGACGGCGACTACTGTGGTCACTGTTGAAGCTCCAGTTACTGAAGCTCCGACGGCTGCGGCATCCCTGTCTGTTGTTGGCTTCCAGTTCCCGTCTGCTGATGTTTCCATCACCATGAACGGTTCGCTGGTTCGCCTCACGGCTACCACGACCAATATGACCACACTGGGCCTTATCCCGGGCGAGTGGATCTACCTCGGTGGCGATCTGGCTGGTACGACTTTCAGCATCAACAAGGGCTTTGCTCGCATCAGTGCAATTGCTTCAACCTACCTCGAATTCGACAAGATTTCCTGGACAGGTGCAGGCGCTGAAGTTGGCACAGGCAAGACTATCCGTATCTTCTACGGTGACGTTATCAAGAACGAAAGTACCGCCGCTCTCATCAAGCGCCGTACTCTCCAGATTGAACGCACCCTCGGTGACGACGGTTCCGGCACACAGTCGGAATACTTGGTTGGTGCTGTTGCCAATGAGCTTGGTCTTACCATTGCTCAAGCTGACAAGGTTACGATGGATCTGTCGTTCGTTGCTGTTGATAACGAACAACGTACCGGCGCAACTGGTGTCAAGTCTGGCACACGTCCGACACTTGTCCAAGGTTCTGCCTTCAATACCTCGTCGGACTTTGCCCGTATCAAGCTTGCGCTTGTGTCGGCAACTGATCCGGCCCCGCTTCCGCTGTTCGCTTTTGCAACAGAAATGAAGCTGGATATCAAGAACGGTGTCAGCCCGAACAAGGCAATTGGCGTTCTTGGTGCTTTCGATACGTCGGTCGGTACTTTCGAAGTCGGTGGTTCGCTCACTGCATACTTTGCATCCACAACTGCGGTTTCTGCTGTTCGCAATAACAGCGACGTTACACTGGATGTTATTATGCAGAAGAAGAACAAGGCTCTGCTTTGGGACGTTCCGCTCCTGTCGTTGGGCGATGGTCGCTTGTCTGTTGAACAAGACCAGCCGATCACCCTTCCGCTGGAAACAACGGCTGCGGAATCGAAGTTTGGACATACGCTTCTGTTCCAAACCTTCAACTACTTGCCGGATGCTGCTGGCGGGGTGTAAGCTTTATCCTGCTTCACAAAAAGGGGGCATCTGCTCCCTTTTTTATTAACTCAACCCGGAGTGAAAAATGTCCCTTTACGCACAATTCCAAACCGACAAAAACATCGAAAAAGATGGTGTCGTTCTCGAGTACGGTCTGAATTCGAAGAAGAAGGTTATCTCGATTCGTATCGCTCGTGCTGGCGGCGCCAATACGCATTACGCCAAGCTGCTCGAATCCAAAATCAAGCCCTACCGTCGCCAGATCCAGAACGAAACTCTGGACAACGCTGTCGCTGAAAAGCTGACCAAGGAAGTTTATGCTCAATCCGTTGTTCTGGGTTGGGAAAACGTCGAAGACCAAGACGGCAATGAACTTGCCTTCAACCAGGCCAACTTCACGAAGCTGATGGACGACCTGCCCGACCTGTGGGCGGACATCCAGAACCAGGCCACTCGTGCTGCCCTGTTCCGTTCGGAAATCCTGGAAGCCGACGCAAAAAACTAAGCGAGGTCTTGATCTACGCCTTAGAACAAGGGCCTACGGAAAAGTTTATTATTGAACAGTGTTTTAGGCAGAGGATGCCTTTACCTGATCGAATACAAAATGCTCCGGAGTTGTTCCAAGGTTTAGAACTCTTCTACATGGCGTTTATGGATTTAACGTCATGTAGAGGTCAAGGGTACGGAACAGAAGGCCCTATTGGATGGTTGCAGATTAGCGAGTATTGTTTTATCCATGCTATAATCGGGGAACAACGCGACGATCTGATCTACCATATCCAACATATGGACGAATCATATCTCAAGTTTAAGGCAAATAAGTTAAAAGCATCACAGCCCAAAACGTGAGGAAACAATGGCTGATTTCGGAAGTCTTGCTAAGAAAATGCGTAAGGCTTCCGTCGCTGTTAGTAGAAACGCGGATAAGCTTGTTGTGCAGGTTGCCGAAACTGTCCTGGCTAATGTGGTCAGTGATACGCCCGTAGATAAAGGCGATGCCCGGTCGAATTGGCAAGTGAATTTAAACTCTCCAGCGACCGGGACTCGTGATGCTTATGTTCCGGGCCAAAAGGGCTCCACAGCTCTTGACAACATCATTGCTTCCGTTGAAATGGGAAGCCAAAAGCTTGCGGCATATCAGCCCGGGCAAACAGTTCATATCACAAACAATCTAGACTATATTGGCGATCTGAATAATGGCTCGTCAAAGCAAGCCCCTCCGGGCTTTGTGCAGGAAGCAGTTCTAGAATCCATTGCCAAGATTCAAAAAGCTGGATTTACTATCCTGCATAATATTGGGGAATAAGATGAGCGAAAATATTGATATCCGGATTCGCGAAGATGGATCGCGAGCTGTTTCCAGAAGCATGGATAGCTTGGCAGCAAAGGCTGAACAAGTCGATAAGTCCGTAAAGGGTATGAATAAAACGCTGGACGATACTGCCAAGAGCGGTACATCGTTGCAGCGTCTTCGCGGCATGGTTCAAGAGATTGATTCTTTCAACAGCACAATGGTTGATCGGATGGGTCGGAACCTTACCCAATACCGTAATACTCTGATGAAGCATTTTGAGATGGTTTCGCGCGAGGCAAAGGCTTCTGCTGCATCCCTGAAATCTCAAATGGAAGCAATGACCTCCAGCCCGATTGGTATGGATGCGTTGAACGAATACTACCGCAATCAAGAAAAGGCAAGTGCTGAATTAATCCAAGCAATTGCAAAGGATATGGCTGCACAGGAGCAGATTGAAAACCAGTCGTATGCTCGGCGGTTAAAGACTGCAATGACCACAATTGTCAAGCGACAGGAACTTGAACAAAGTTACAGTGCGTTCTGGACAAAGGAACTGGATAAACGCGACAAGCAAGATGCTGCTTTTATTGCATCTGCTGCAAAGAATTTGTCTGTTCTTGAAGCAGCGGAAGTAGTTTCAAACGAAAAGCGCCTCCAAAGTGCAATGTCTGCGATTAATGCTCGCAAGGCAGCAGAAGAAGGTTATACAGCATGGTGGGCGGCTGAAATGAAGAAACGCGATGCTGCTAATAGTGCATCCAATCTTCGTACAGCAACACAACGTTCTGGAATGCAGACAGTTAATGCAGAACGACTGGATCGGTCTTTGATTAAAGGCCCGAACCCGCAATCTGCTTTGTATGCTGCGGACGATACAACAAAGAAACTCGGTCAAAAGACAGCTTTGCAAACTGCGGAAACGCAAGCTATGCAGCGTCAAATGGCAATGTATTCTTTGTTGGCTCCAATGATTGAAAAGGAACTTTCGCTGAATACAGCAAGTATTGATGTGGTCAAGCAAAACGTCACTGCAAAATCAAATCTTGCGAGCACACACGACAAGTTAAGTAGTTCTACTCGGACAGCTACGGACAATCAACGTCTCTGGAATCAAGTTGGTAGTGACGGCCATGCTGTTGCACGAGGTTTGTCAGGTTCGCTCGGTACGCTGTGGATGACTTATGGTTCTATTTTACCTTTGCTCACAGGTGCAGCATTGGGCTCTGCATTTGTTGGAGCTGCAAAGTCCGGTTCCGAAATGGCATACCAACTTCAGTTTGTTAAGTCTCTCGGTAACGAAAGTGCTGATGCTATTTCTAAATTGAACGAACAAGCAAACCAACTTGCTGTCAAAGGTGCCTTTGGACCGACACAAATTGCAAGCGGTTATCGTATTCTTGCCCAAGCTGGCCTGGATGCAAAAGAATCCCTTGCTGCTATGCCTAACGTCCTCAACCTTGCTACTGTGGGCGAGCTTGATATGGAGTCAGCTGGTATTGCACTTGTAGGCACACTAAATGCTTTCAAGCTTGGATTTGATCAGTCTGCACATATTGCGGATCTGTTTGCCAAGGCTGCGGCAGCTTCGCAAGCAAGCGTCCAAGACCTTACACAGTCGATGAAGTATGGTTCTACTGTGGGCACACAATACAAGCAGAACGTCGATCAAACAATGGCAGCTCTTGCCTTGCTGGCCAAGGTCAATGTGACCGGGACTTCAGCTGGTACAGCATACCGCAATATGCTCAAAGAACTTTATACTCCTACAAAAGAAGTGACAAAGGTCTGGGAACAGCTTGGTATTAAAATGCAAGAAGCTGTTAAGGGCCCTGACGGTAAAGAAGTTCAAAAGGTCAAGAGCTTTGTTGATATTATTAACGAACTCCGTACCAAGATGAACAAGCTGGACGAACCTTCGCAAGTTAAGCTGAAAGGCTTCTTGGGAGGCGAACGCGGCTCTAAAGAAATGGTTGCCATGCTTGACCTTACCGAAAAGCAATGGGATGACTTCTATTCACGTATTGCGGAAAAATCTAAAGGGTTTGCTAAGAGTGTTGCAGATGAATTGAATGCTACTGCAAAGAATGAATGGAAAGCTGCACTTAACACATTGGAAGTTGAACTTGCTTCTTCCTTTAAGCGGATGGAACCTGAGTTCGTTACGTTCTCGACTACGCTTAAAGGTATCTTCCAGAGTGATGAATTTAAGTCTGCTTTGGATACAATCATTGCTGTAACAATCAGTGCTGGTCAAACATTCCTTGAGCTCGCTCCGCTTATTTATGACCTTGCGAAAGCTTGGCTCGTTCTTAAGGCTGCACAAGTTGGGGCCGGTATTGCAAGTATGCTTGTAAGCACGGGCGCGGCTGCAATGAACCTTGCTGGCGGTATGCTTGCCGCGAGCGGTGCCATGGGGCCTGTTGCTCGTGGAGCCAGTACCTTAGCCCCCTTGCTTGCAATGCTTGGCGGACCTTTGGCTATTATCCTAGGTTTGCTCACAGCCGGTGCCGCAGCCTGGCTCTTGTGGGGTCGTAATTCTGAAACTGCTTCCGGCAAGGCAATCAAGACTGCTGAAGAAAAGCTCAAGTCTTTGAAGGAACAAGCCAAGTACGGTGGTGGCGAATTGGGCAAAGAACGTGCTGAACTGGACAAGCTCCAAGAAATTTACGATTTGCGTAACCGTACAATTGGTCTTGACCGCAAGCATGTTGATGAGGCATACAAAGCTGTCCAGCTTCAACAAGAACTTGTTAATGAAATGGAGAAGGCTCAAAACCTTGCTCTCAAGCCTGCAAAGATTGAAATTCCCAAGGTTGAAACAAACCCTGTTGGCACAGGCGTATGGAACCCGCCTGGCAAAGAAGATAAGAGTAAAGGCCCGTCTGGTCGTCTTGGTAAAGATGAAAGTGCTCTTGCCAAGTTGCAGGCTCAATTGCTTGTTGCTGAAAAGGAATATGCAACTATCTCTATGACAGGTGAAGCACAATACAAGCTGAACGAAGGCTTCCAAAAGGCTTTTGAGATTCAACAGAAAACTGCTGAACTTGAGGCAATGAGCACAGCAGACCTGAAGGAAAAGGGGATTAAGGGTCGTGCTGACCAACTGGCAATTTTCAAGCAAGAATATGATGTTGCTGTTCAGTTGGGACAACAACTCCAAGCAAACGAGCTGTTGAAGGTTGATTCTAAGATGGCGGAAGAAGTGCGCCTTGCACAACTCCTGCCAACTGCTCGTGAAACCGAAAACAAGTTTATCCAATTCCGTAATGAACTTCTGAGCAAGGGTGTCTTGCTGGATGCTGCACAGACAGAAGAACTTCGGAAGAAGGTTACTGCACAAATTCAGTTGAACAAAGAAACTGCTGCTCGTGATCAGTTCCTTGCAAGTAGCAATTCCCAGAAGCTTACAGATACGAATACGTCTGTAGCTGGTTTGAAGCAAGCACAACAGAGTCCGGATTGGGCGCAAGGTGATACAGCACAAGCTGCGGATTCCATGCTCAAGTCGATGGGCTTTGATACAAGTGCAACACAAACTGCAATTGATGCACAACTGAACCAAGTGTCTTTGATGTATGCACAGTTGAAGACAATGAAGGAACAGAATGCTATTGACCAGCAAACATTTGATGTATTGACCACACAAACTCAAATGAAAGAGTTTGACATCCGTACATCGAACCAGCAGAAGTTCTTTGGTCAAATGGCTGTGTTGGCAACAAGCAAGAACAAGCAATTGTCCGCAATCGGTAAGGCTGCGGCAATCACACAAGCTGTTATTGATACATACAAGTCTGCAACAGGTGCTTATGCTTCTATGTCTAGCATCCCCTATGTTGGCCCGGCTCTTGGTGCAGCAGCCGCAGCGGCAGCTATTGCAGCAGGTATGGCGAACGTAGATAAGATTCGTAGCCAGTCTGCATTTGCAACAGGCGGCGGCTTTACTGTGGGAGGCTCGGGTGGAGTAGATAGTCAAATGGTTTCGTTCCGTGCTTCCCCTGGCGAGCGTGTGGCAGTTAGCACCCCAACTCAGGTTCGTAAGGGTGATGAAGCTAACCGTAAGAATCAAAACGGGCAAGGTGGAAATTCTAGCCAACCTTCTGTTAAAGTAATTAACGTTGTAGATCCTAACCTCCTCCATGATTATATGTCGAGTGCTGAAGGTGAAAGAGTTCTACTGAATACCCTCCAACGTAACTCCGGCGCAGTCCGTAACGTGATTAATAACTGAGGCTGATATGGCGTATGAAATTTCTTATGTAGATAATGCGGATACTGTTCTTGCTCATTGCAAGATGGTTGATCGCATTAAGACACTTGCCCTTGCAAATGGTTGGAGCACGTTACGCGATGTCTCAACTTCAAATACAAGGGAAATCATCCTTCTTGGTGTAGGTCTTACAGGTCTTGAAAATATTTATATCGGTTTTAAGACCTATCTTGATGTTGGCGCAGACTATTATAATATTCAAGTTGGCACTTTTACAGGTTATACGGCAGGTAATAGCTTTGAAACTCAGCCAGGCTTTTATCTTGTAGGAGTTCCTGCTCACAATGCTCGTATTGATTATTGGCTTTGTGTTAATGCTCAACGAATTGCCTGTACAATGAAAGTCGGTACGCCTGTATATGAATCTTTCTATGCAGGCAAATTTGTTCCTTATGCTCGTCCGACTCAGTATCCTTATCCTGTCTTTGTAGGTGGATCCTTTGCTGGGGCTGCGGCAACACGTTTCAGCGATACTGCCCATTACTTTTATGTTCGTGGTGGTCTTGGTACAAGAGCAGCTCTCCGAAATAATAGTGCTTGGGTGAGTCCCTATACTTATCCATATGATTCAAATCTTGTTGTTACAACACAAATTCGGGATACAAATAACGAATACCAACTATTTCCAGTTGAGCTATTTACAGCAACCGATCTTTATGGCCGCTTAGATGGTATTTATCATATCACAGGCTTTAATAATGCAACAGAAAATACGCTTGTGATTAGCGGAATAACATATGTGGTTATTCAAGACACTTGGCGAACTGGCCATGGTGATTACTACGCTTTGAGGATAGAATAATGGCCTATTACACAGGATCTGTATCCAGCTACGCAGATATTCGAACAGCTTTAATTGCAGCCCTTACTGCAAATGGATGGACTTGGGATTCTGGAAACGAAGTCCTCTACAAAGCCCCAATGTATGTCCGAATCCAGACAACAGCAACTAAAGTCCATTTTCTTATGAGGACAGCATTGCTGACAGATCCTTGTCCGTATGCAGTAGCTATCGGTCGAAGTGGAAGTGGTGTTACAGGTGGCCAGACTGCGGATCTTCAAAACGATATTACATTCCCTGCAACTTATCATTGCCATGTTTTTGCAGAAGAAATTTATTTGATTGTTAATCATGATGCTATAAAGTATCAGTTTTGTACGTTTGGAAAATCAAACGTACCCGGAATTCCAGGAAGCGGTTTATATATCAGTGGAACTTGTAATGCCAATGAAGCTGGAATGTTTGGTACTTCTTATTCTGCGTATAATAATAATAATATAAGCGGAAGTGGGATGTTCTCAAGTTCTGCTGGAACGGTTTGTTATTCGCCGTTTTGGTTTCAAGGTATGACCCCTTATGCAATTAGCCCTCAGTTTTGTAATTCGTTTGTTGATACAAATCTTGACGCACAACGTTGGATTTTGTCTGCAGGTGGTAATGATAATGGGATTGGTATTAGCTATTTGACAAACCTTTTGAATTGTCAGCCTAATGCTTATAATAGTGAATCTGTTCTATTGCCAATTCGTGCATATAAAACAAGGCCAAGTTCAAAACTATCGCTTGTTTTAGACCTTGCATATGCAAGGTTTTTGAGAATTGATAATTATGACCCTGGCCAAATTATTACTCTTGGTGCTGACCAATGGAAAGTCTATCCGACTTTTAGAAAAGATATGACAAATCGTTCATGTACAGTAGTAACCAACCATTCTGGAACGTTTGGTTGGGCTATTAAGTACGAGCCTTAATCATGGCTGTTATTTCTGGACGTAATATTGCTCCTTGCTTATATGGGTTTCAATGGGATCAAATCTCAGACGACCTAGATAATTTTGCGTTCTTAAATTTTATAGCTTCTGAAGCTAAACCTGTATGGCTTTCCGATCCTCTTGTAAATAATCTTCCTGTTAGTCAGACAATCTATGTTAAAAGCGGGAAAGTGCTTCAGTGTTATTATGAAGATTATTACAATCGAATTCATACTGTCCCTTCGACAATTGTACTAGGAAATTTGACTAGCGATCAAGTTCGGACTGTTGAAATTTGGAATGCTTATCTTACAAACAAGACATTGACCACAATCTCGCAAAGCGGGACTACTGGATTCTCAACTTCAGGCATTTCTGTTCCATCTACATTTGTTCGGATGGAAAGTAAGATTATGACATTAACGGTGAGCCTTAATGGCGCACCGGATATTAATGCGACATATGGTTTCAACTGGGCAGGTGCAAATTACGGCGAGTTAGATATCACAGGTTCGCGGATTATTACATTCACTCAACCGTTCGAAGCTCCTGCACAAGAGCAGCTTCAATGGAATACTACTGTGGTCACAGCAAACGACGGAACTGAACAGCGTATTCGCCTTCGTAAGCATCCTCGTCAAGGTATTAAGGCGAACTATCCTATTCATGTTAAGGATATGCCCAAGATTGAAAATTCAATTTATACATGGTTGTCCCGTCGTTGGGCAGTACCTCTTTGGACAGAAGCTCAATCTGTTGGAAACATTGCTGCTAATGCAACTTCAATAACAATCGACACAACAAAAACAGATTTTCGTGCAAACAGCCTTGCATATATCTACGAATCAAATGATAAAAATATTACCGTAGAAGTAATTTCTGTTGCTGCGGGCGCGATTACATTGAGGCTTCCCTTAACTTCTGGTTATAGCTCTGCATGGGTTATGCCTGCTCGAATTGGTATGGTAACAGGTGTCCCGACAAAGAAATTGTTTGGGCATGATATGTCCATTAACATTGGATTTAGTTTTACTGATAATTTGAGTTTTGGTTCAGGTACTGCTCCGACACAATTTTTAGGTGAAGACCTTTATACAGACGAAACATTACTTGGCGATGTTTTGGAAGATCCGTATTCCACAAGAATTGATAGTGTTGATTTTGATACGGGTTCTTTTACTCAGTTCTCACCTTGGAAATACACAAAGAAAAAACGTACATTGAAATATATTCTTCAAGGTATGAGTGAAATCAATATATTCCGGAAATGGTTACACAGGCGAGGTGGGCGTCAAAAACCATTTTGGATTCCTTCATTTGAGGACGATTTTCGTGTAAGTCAAACTACGCTGATTAGTACCAGTATTTTGATTTATGATGATAACTATCTTACGTTTTCGTCAGCAAGAAAGCACATCTGCATTTTCTTCACGGATGGGACATTTCTAACACGAACAATTACATCTGCTGCGCAACAAGATGCTTTGCAGACAAATCTTCAATTGGATACAGCTTTAGCTAATATTGCTCCTTCAACAATTCGTAGAATTTCTTATTTAAGTCTTCGTAGGCTTGATACAGATAAGGTTGATCTGAATTGGTTATCTAATCGTGTTGTGACTGCGGATATTCCTGTGATTGAGATTACACCATGACATATACAGCTTATGAAACTTCTTCTTATCTTGGCCACCCAATTGAAATTTATGAATTTTCAAGAGGGGTTATTATCTGGCGTTACACAACAGCCGATGAAGATAAAGTAATTGGCGCTTTTACATATAAATCGATTATTGCGGAACGTGGAGGTCTTGAGCAAACTCAAGAAATGTCGCGTAACCCAATTAGCATCAGTATGGACAAGGATGTTGATTTTCTTGCTCAGTTTAAGGGAGCACCCCCTTCCGATCCAATTAACTTAACAATTAAAAGGTATCACGAAAGTGACACAGAAGTTTTGACTATCTGGGTTGGTCGGATTGTCAATGTTAAATTCAAAGAGCGTGAAGCAGAAATTCGTTGCGAGCCTATCTTTACTGCATTGAAGCGTCCAATCCTTCGCCGTCGGTATCAAACAACCTGTCCTCACGTTTTGTACGGTCAGCAATGTTCTTTAACCTCGCTTAGTTTTGCCAATACTGCAATCATTACCGCAGTCTCAGGCAAGACATTAACGGCTGTTGCAATCGGCGCCCGAGCTGCTGGTTACTTTGCAGGCGGTTTCACAGATTGGTCGAATAACCTTGCAATTGAACGCCGTTTTATCACAGACCATACTGGAAGCACAATTACTCTTAATCTTCCATATAATGGAATCCTTGTCGGGCAAACAATTACGGTATATCCTGGATGCGATCACTTGCTCACAACCTGCAATTCCAAATTTGCAAACGATGACAATTACGGTGGCCAACCTTTTTACCCATCAAAGAACCCACTTGGCGGTTCTTTGATCTTTTAGGAATTATCATGGAATGGATTGCCTACATCATTATCTTTGTTGTTGCGCTCATTCTAGCTGTTGTCTTGGCTCCGAAGCCTCCAGCAGCTAAGGCTGCATTGCTTGAAGATTTCGATATGCCTACTGCCGAACCCGGACGCCCGATTCCTGTTGTGTTTGGGACATATGTGGTCAAAGCACCGAATGTCGTTTGGTATGGCGATCTGCGTTCCGAAGCTGTGATGTCTGACTAAAATGATAATTCGAGTTGAACATGGTTGGCAGATGGGTTATTGCTCAAGCGGAATGCGAGCTTTTGCAGAACGCCATGAATTAGATTGGGATGCGTTCCTCCAGAATGGTATTGAGGAATCCGAATTAGCTAAAATAGATGACCACATGGTCACAAAAATGATAGAGGCCGCTTATGGGCAGCAAGAAGAAGCAGGTAATCGGATTTAAATACTTCTTAGGGATGCACTTGGTAATCTGCCATGGCCCTGTTGATAGTATTCAAAAGATTATTGTAGGCGACCGGGAAGCTTGGAGTGGGAACGTAACTGCTTCAGGCGATATTACAATTGCTGCTCCTGAATTATTCGGCGGTGCCAAAAAAGAAGGTGGTATTTCTGGAACCGTTCAAGTTCTTATGGGCGAGCTTACACAGGCTAAAAATGCCTATCTGCAAAGCAAAATTCAAACACTGATTCCGGCATTTCGTGGTGTTGTTTCTCTTGTCTTGAAGCAATGCTATGTCTGTGCTATGTCGCCCTATCCGAAGCCGTGGGCTATCAAAATTAAACGAATCCCTGCGAGAACTTGGTACGCTGCGAAAGCAGAAATTAACGGCAGCGCAAATCCTATCCATGTTATATATGAAACATTGACAAACAAAGATTGGGGTATGGGCATTGACCCTGCTTTGTTGAACGATACAAAGTTCCGCTCTGCTGCTGATACCTGCTTCACAGAAGGTCTTGGCGTGTCAATGATGATTAGTAACCAAGACAGTATTGAAAAGTTTATCTACGAAGTCTTGGGGCATTGCAACGGCATGTTCTTTATTGAACCTTCTACAGGAAAGTTTGCCGTCAAGCTTCTTCGCGATGACTACGTTGTTGCTTCGCTGCCTGTTTATAACGAATCCAATGTGGTTACGCTGGAGTCCTTTGACCGTCCCACATACAGCGAAATTGTCAATGAAGTTGTATTGAGCTATCGCCCTCAAGGTGGTATTTCTGACGATACGGTTACAGTTCAAGATCTTGCTTCTATTCAAGCGCAAGGTGGTATTGTATCCCATTCTGCAACATACCCCGGAATCGATACCGCAGCAAATGCAGCTCGCTTGGCTATGCGCGACCTCCGTCAAAAGAGCACTCCGCTTGCTCGTATTAAGATCAAGGTCAATAAAACTGGTTGGGCTTTGTCCCTTGGTGACTGCTTTAAATTTTCTTGGGCAGAACACGGTCTTGTTGATATTATCTGCCGTGTGATGGCAATCAATGCAGGTGGTCTTACAACAGGCGAAATTATTGTCGAATGTGCAGAAGATGTTTTCGGCCTGCCTTCGACGACATATGTGGGCAACCAGACAAACCTCTGGACGGATCCAATTGCTACTCCAGTTCAATATACTTATCGCTATGCTCGTGAAGCAAGCTATTTTGAATTGAACGATATATTAACTTCGACGTCCTTTACTGCAATGACGCCGACAACAGCGTACCTTATTGCCAATGCAGGAGAAATGGCGCAATATTCGCAAGGTTATGAACTTTGGACAAGTGCTGTTGCAGGCACATCAAAGACATTACGGGATGTTGCTCAAGCTACACCTTACGGAATTCTTTCTGCTAATATTGGTAAAGTTGATACAGCAATAACTCTGACTGGATTTACAAATTCTGTACAGATTGCACAAGTTGGTCAGTATTGTTATATCGATAACGAAATTGTTCGTTTGGATGCTATTAATTTGACAACTGGAGCTCTTACTATTGCTCGGGGTTGTTTAGATACAGTTCCGCAAGATCATACAGCAGGTGCATTGTTTTTATTCTCGGAGTCTGCAAGGACTTTTGATACTTATGAATGGGCTTCCGGCGGCACAATCTATGCTAGAATGTGCATGAGGTCTTCAAGTGGGGTATTTGCACTTGCATCTGCAACAGATACTTCGGTTGTTATGGTTGGTCGTCAGACGAAGCCGTATGCACCCGGTCAAGTTAAGCTGAATAATGTCTATTACCCATCGGTTGTCAGTGGAGCATTCAGTTTAACTTGGGTTGGTCGTGATAGGACACAGCAGCTTGTAAGACCTATTGTCGACCATACCGCAGCAAATATTGGCCCAGAAGCGGGCGTCACTTACAGATGCGATATTTATCAATCGAACGGGACGACGCTAATTCGTAGCAATGTGGTCACAAGTCCTTATACATGGGCAACAGAAAATACAGATACAGCAGGGCTAACTAATAGCATTCAACGAATTAAATTGACAGCCGTCCGTGCAAGCATCGACAGTTATCAATCTCATGATTTTTATGTAGAACGAACAGGGGTCGGGTATGACCTTGGCAATTACTTAGGAGGTTTATAATGGCATTAACATCTGGCCCTAATCTTGGTCTTCTTGTGAATGGTCTTCAGGGAGAAGTCCATTATACAAATCTTATGGCAATGTGGCGAGGATTGGATGCACTTGTCCAGACTCATGCCAAAAGTGCTACTGTTGCAGCACAGCCTGGATCGCCAGCGGACGGTGACACTTATATTGTCCCTACTGGTGCCACAGGTACGCCATGGAGCACAAATACTGGAAAAATTGCTCGCTATTCTTCTGTAGCTGTCGCCTGGGAGTTTTACACAGGTAAGAAGGGTTGGATGATTTATGTCGAGGATACCAATTCGGAATGGTTGCACGATGGTACGTCTTTCAAGTACATACAAGGTTACGGAACTACTGCAAATCGACCGAGTGCTAATATTTTAACTGGTGCAATGTACTTCAACACGACAACTGGAAAACCTAATTGGTATTCGGGATCCGGTTGGGTAGATGCTACAGGTACAGCAGCCTAATAAAATACCCCGGCACACGATTTGGCGCTGTGTTGCCGGGGTTTGTTTTGGTAAGCTGAAGCCTTATACTGGCTCCCTGTTGTAAGCTGTTAAAGATTAGCGAATCTTAAAAAGCCTCCAACGTTCAAACTCGCGAAATGTAGTTCTATAAACCCAATCCTTTTCAAGAGATAAGATTGTAATTTTCTTGAATTCAACAAGGTTGGGATTCAACTTCGCTTGTTCAAATGCTAACCACATTTTATAGGACAAGCTTCCAGGCAGCGGTTCCCATACTCCGTTAGAAATATGACGCTTGGACACATTTTCAATTTCGCCGTGGATTGCTTGGTGAAGAAGGTTTCGGAGCGATGCTTCTAAACGAGCAAATATACCTTCTTCGAACTGGTATTCAGATACATTAAGAATTGTGTTCATTTTAAGCTCCTGTCGGGTTGGTAGGAGCTTAAAGTATAGTAAAGAACTTTATATCTGTATGTACGCTAACACACATTCAAATGTAAGGGTTCGTTCATTTCGTGTAGGGGATTAGCTATATCCGATGTCCCCAAACATTTTGATGGTTTCTGCAATATACCAATCGTAATCAATATCGTCTGGAAATTCTTTAGGCAAGTCCATACAAGGCTTTGCACCTTCCGTTCTTGATACCTTATTGCCTGACTTAGCATATACAATTTCGCCCGTCATTCCTGTTGCATAATACCAGCGGACAGCTTTACCCAAATATTCGTTTTCCCGACCGTCGTCATAAACCTTTACTGCTCCACCTTTTACAGCCCGAACATTGACGAAATCTGTAATATCCTTGCATTCATGGATTGTCTTTTCAATAGGCGTACCTTTTGTCAAGAACTCTGTAATTGCACGGGCACAGATAACATTTTGCGGGTTCTTTTGTAGGTTGAACTTACCCTTATCAGGAACGACAAAAATGCCCTTTGTCTTGCAGCCAGCAGGTTCGTTTGTGTATGTCTTTGTTTTGCTATCGAACTTACGCTTGACGGCAATGTAGTTATTCACATCGCGGCTAAGTAGAGCGAGGTATTGTGTATCTTCGGTTTCAAAGCCTGTCTCTTCTTCCCATTGCTTTACGATGGAATCCATAACTGGAATAAGATGCTTCGGACACTTAATAACAATTCCGTCTGTATTTGCAGATACAATTGGGATCCCGCTAAGTTCAAAGCGTTCAATAAGCATTAGCAAAGATAGCTGTCCTGTAATTGTTACCTGAATTAGCAAGTCCGGGGCATATAAGATAGAATACTTGCTGCCTAGCTTACCGAACGAACCGTTAATTGTAATCTTCAAAGAGTCCTGGGCTGTAGAAACTTCTTTAAGCTCTGCTTTAAGTATAGGGTCTTCAACCTTGTTGATTGTGGAGTCAATTAATGCTTTAATCTGCTTTGCTTTAGACTTAGCAGACAAACGGCGATCCACGATTGTTTTATAGACTCGTAGAAAGTTTTGCCCAAGGTGTGTTGGAAACAGACCTAGCAGCAGAATAATAAACGGATAGTAGGATGTAACGTCGCGATCAACTAGAATGTGGTCATCGTCAGCAAAGTGTGCTTTACTCTTTTCAGAGCTGTGCAGACCTCCAATACCAAAGCGATATACACCTTCCCCAATCTTTACTTCTAGATCTGCAATTTCTTTAGGCATCCCAACTGCTCCATTTTCACCAACGATGAAAAGAGCGTTTTGTACTACGTTCATCACATACTGCATTGTTGGGCTATAGAACCGCATAAAATACGGGGTATGATAGCGATACCAAGTACCAATTTCAATCAAAGGCTTTTGTGGGCGAACTCCGTTATTAAGCGATGTTATTTCGGACGCAATTACAGACTCTGCAACCTGTGCATCAGACTTACTACGCAAATCAACATTATATTCTTGCGTCATGCGCTCGCGGAGTTTAATCTGCTCGTCCAGTGCATTGTAGAGCGACGCTGTATTAATTAAGTCGTTGATACAATACCAACGAACGCAAGTAATTTGATCTTCACTAAGTTCTACTTCTGGATGGAAAGGTAGATCCTGCATACGAGGGGTATGTAGCCGACCGCCGTAAATCTTCAAGCTGGCTTGGAGAGGTGCAACTTCAATAATATCAATGTGGTTAGACTTAATTCGTTTAACCTTATGCTTCTTTAAAATCTGAGAACCTTGTACCTCGTTAAGAATAATTTCGTTTGTCTCGCTTTTAAGGATATCCGTATCTTTTCCTGCAAGAGCTAGAGCAGTTATAGGCAAGTCATACCCAAGGCTATTGAAGCCAACGCTCAAGAAGTTTTCAATAACCCAAGCAAGCCTTTGTCTGTCTAAATATTCGCCACGACGGAATTCTGCATACCATACTTTACCTGTTGTCAAAGATGCAAAGGCAGCAAGGTAATAATTCCAATAGCACTCAATGTCAAATACAAGGCGCTCTTGATTAAGCATTGCTTCAAAAAGCTGCGCATCGTTCATAACAGGGACGTTAAACGCCCTTGCTTCTTCCAAGTTAGGAAGATAGTCAGGTCTATCCCAAGTACGTTCAGGAGGTGTCCGTTTTTCTTTTTCTTTCTTTGGAGGTTTCGGTGGAGGGGTGTCGTCCCAGAACAAACCTGCCATATCTGCTCTTGCCATTATCCGCGCATCCCGACAATTGCCCCACGAAGTCTATCACCATAAAACATGCACGGTTTCGGGTACATACTCCAATCAATACCTTTAACCACATTCTTGAGCAGCATCAGCATTTCAATATTGTAAATGCCTTCATATTCGTGGCCTGTTACGTCGAAGTCTGCACCTTCACCATCGTCCCGGGAAGTGCAAATCTGTCCAGGCTTAAAGAAAATATGCCCTTGTTTATCAACAAAGGACTTGAGCTTTTCTAAACCTTCAAAAATAGATTCGTCCAGTGCCTTATGCTGTGCCGGTGTTTCCAACACTTTAGCAAGGTCAGGCCATTCCGTACTGAACAGCTGAGTACGGATCCAACTATCTGGGCCATAATGGAACGTAATGCTATTTGTATCCAATTGAGCATACAAAGGAGCTTCTCCAATACGAAGCATCTCTTTAATGCAAGCTCGGGGAATATTGCACTCTGTCGGGAATGTTGCGCCTACCCAATACTCAACAAGCGTCACATTATTAGTTGCGAATGCAGATTGGTTTTTCAGCAATATGCCATTAGACCAAGGACGCGACGCATCGTTTCCAATGAAAGGGTAAATGGTTTCCAATGCAGTTAATAGAGTCTGACCGTCAAAGTCAATACGTTTGCCTTCCGGAACGACGTGCGGAACTTCATCTTGCACACAATCAATTAGTGCTTTAAACGAACCAGACTTTACAGACAAACGCCCGGTAGGCGTAAGAGTTAGCGTTACTGTTTCATCACAATGACCGATAGCTTTGACAAGTGGCTCTGCTTTTGGGGAACAGTCAATGTCCAATGCAATAGGGCTGCACAGCGCCAGCATTCCGTTATAACTTCGGACAGTACGGTTCTCAATGCGGAAATGGGTAAGTGCAGGAATGAAATCCTTCTTGCTGACTGCTCCTTGTACAAACTTCAACTCTTTAAGCATGACGGAAACCCTTTTCGCGCATTTCTTTAGCTTTACGAATAGAAGCAGCTTTAGAAATCTTTCCAGTACGAGTTATAACAAATTCATGCCCGCAGTTTGGACATTTCCAGACTTGCTTATCGCCTTCTTTAATCAAAGGAGGTTCGCCTTCTTTAGCCTTTGAACCATGATGATAATATACAACATCCAATTCCTCAAGGTCAGCTTCCTTAGGCATCGGCTTTCTTGGTGTGCAATTTGCAATGTGTTTCATCAGAATAGCTCCTGTGCCATGATATGTTTCCCTTTTGCTTTACCAGCATTCACCATAGCATTAATTATACCGTATGACCACAAGTTATAGGCAGCTCTTGACTCATAAACAGTTGAGAGGCGTTCCATAGTAAAACCCTGGCGCTCAAGCATAGCTAAGACGTAATCTTGCTCAGGCTGAGTTAATGTGGTCACATGCCTTCCAAAGTCGTGCCTACTTGGAGACTTGTCCGAAACGGATAAGGGGCCGTAGTCTGGGGAAACTATAGAACCGAAAGCAGCAGACTGAATCCAGGATGAAGAGTCACAGCTATACCAAGGATAACGCTCCATAATAGAAACAGAAGTAATGCCGAACGCATGGGCTTTAATTTTTGCATTTCCAGAACCGTCAATAAGATGCTTTTCCCAAATACGGTCAAGCCAGGTTATTAATGTATCGGTAGATTTTCCAACCATACCGCCTATCGTGATGTAGTCATATCTTTCAATGTACCAGTCAAGATAACGGGTGTCTTCTCCAAAGTGGAAGCATGGGAGCGGTTTAGCACCTCGTAATTCCATTTCAAGCTGATTCCGCCATGTTTGGAGGGGATCGCCAATGCCGTCCAGCACAGATGCCATGACTGCTCCATCTTCAACCCTCAATATGTCCATATTGCGTTTAATGTATTCGCAATAGTCTTCAATTGAAATTGCAACTCCAAGACTATGTGCAGAGAACGCACCGGAGTCAAGGAAGACCTTTGCACCGTCTGCTCGCATTTGATCTACAATGCGCTGGCTTCCAACATAGTGGTACGATTCCAGAATATGCGGCAAATCTTGAACAATTGCTTGCTCGTGTTCGTTAAGCTTTAGATAACGGTTCTGCCCAGGCTTGTAGGCGTTTGTATATACAGCAGCGAGAAAAAGGTTCATGAAAGTTCAACTCGTTTAATATCAATTCCCCAAGCAAGGCAAGTTTCAAAAAGATAGTCACGTTTTTCCATCTCAACAAGCGATGGTCTATGCCTTGGGGCATTTACAAAAATCAACCCCCTACCTCGCTGACCGCGTATTCTATAAGCGTCATTAATGAAATACCATTGGCTGCTAGAGATTTTAAGAACTTCCCTAGCATAGTAATCCGCGTGTATCTTACAATAAGCAGAGATAAGAATTCGTTTCATGATTTCAGGTAGGCAATAATAATGTCACGTGCTTCTTCCCAACTATAACACACAACAAATCCGAAACCTTGTGATTGAATAAATGCGCCAAAGTCGCGCTGTTCATCCGATATACCTCCGCGGGAACCTTCACGCTTAGGCTTTTCCGAAGGACGTTTCATTTCAATATAGAGTCCGCTGCAACCTGCACGGCGAACAGGCAAACAGATATCGCTCACTCCGGAACGAACGCCTTCAGCTTTAAGTTTAGCTCCGCGAATTTGCTGCGAGCGAACATCGTTACCACGACTTCCACCGTTTGGAATGTGGTGAATCCATTTGAGTTCCGGTACAGCAGGTTCCGACAATGTATCTACAGCAACATTGCCTCCATCCAACCATAACTGGGCAAGTTCAAACCCATGATTGTAGGCAACAGAAGCCCATGCAAACAGTGCAATTTGATGTGCAGATTCGCTGCCTGTTTTTGCTAATTGTGCGGGGGTCATTTGCTATGTTTCCTTATAGGTTAATAGCTGCATTTTACTACTTGCCACGTTAGGCATACGCATAAAATAAAATGGGGAGCGAACTCCCCATCCCTACCAAAGCAACACAGTAAAAGATTACTGCACTTTAGTCCGAGCCACTGCAATGAACTCTGCACGAGTACGGGCATCTTCCTTGAATACACCACGAAGTGCTAATGTATCTGTAACCGAATTCTGGTTGCGGACACCGCGAGATTCAATGCAAAGGTGACGAGCATTCACCCAGACCCCGACGCCCTTGGGCTCAAGGTTTTCCATGATCGCTTCTGCGATTTGGTTTGTCAGACGTTCTTGAACTTGCAGACGCCGGGCAAACATATCAACAACACGGTCAATGTTGGACAATCCTACAATCTTCGAATTTGGAACATAAGCCACAACAGCATGGCCAATAATAGCGGCCATATGATGTTCGCAATGAGAGTAGAAAGGAACAACACGAACGACCATTTCATCGCAGTTCTCCGCACCGTCCTCGAATGTTTTGAGGACAGACTTTGCGTCAAGATCGTAACCGCCACACCAATGCTTCCAGGCTTTCAGAACACGGTGCGGAGTTTCCAGAAGACCGCCACGAGTTGCATCTTCGCCGACAAATTGCAACAGACGGGTGACAATATCTGTTGCAGATTCGTCAGTACCTTCGGAAGTAACTTCCCAAGGAAACACGACCCATTCGTTGGCGTATTCGCCATTGAGCTTGTCAATAAGAGCAAAGAACATCTTGCCTGGGTATTCGTCGCAGTAACGACGCATCGTTTCACCGGAATCAATGATGTCGTCAATAAAGAAGTCTGCTTCTTCCGGTGTATTGACAATAGCAAACGGACAGGATGAGTTATAAACCGCATATGCCGCAGCCACACCGCCACGAGGGATTGGATAGCATCGTGCAAACATCAAACCAGATGCAATAATTGCTTCGCGAACGGTATGTGCCAAATCCCCGATGTTTCCATGGTTGAGAATTGTCTTGGACATTTTTATTCCTTGTGATAGGTTGCAGAGCACTTCATGGTTTCTTCAATCTTGCAGCTGATCAATTCAACGCCGGTTCCTTCAAGCTGCATGGGCGCAATAACTTCAACAAGATACTTTGCCATGTTTTCAGCAGTTGGATTGAAAGGTGTCCAAACAATAGAACTATCAAAAATAACAGATTGTGTTATATCCCCATTTGACATTTCTTGCATAGACTTACTTGCAAACTGCATCACGTGATCTTGTTCCCAGGCAAGAAATTTGTGGTCCCAATTGTCTTCAATCCACATGCACAGCTTTTCCTTGATTGCTGTGAAGTCGATAACGCGACCAATGTGGTCAAGCGATTCACATTGCTTTTGTGCAGCACACACAAAATGAACACGATAGTTATGACCATGCAAGTGCCTGCATTTGTTCTCGTGGCCAACAACTCGATGACCACATGAAATGTCGTGATAACGTTCAGCCGTGTGCATAGGGAACCACCTTCTTGTCTTTTGTGATATGCAAGTAGTTGGCGGTCTTCGGAAGTTCCATAAGACCTTCATGGAAAGCACGGACAACAAGAGGATCCGGAAGACCTGCTTCTTCGAAGCCTTGAGCACGAAGAACGTTTGCATGGTTCATATCCGTCGGGGGATATTTGCCGTCATAGCTTGTGTGGCTGTATGCAAGAGCTTCCCAACAGTCAGGCATTCCAAATGCCATATTGACGCTGCGAGCTTTGCTCAGAGTCATCAAAGGCGTATGAATGCGAATGGGTTCGGTTCCACGGTGATCGTGACCGAGCGCATAGTTGATATACTCGGTCGTAGCATCGATAAATGTTGCACGACAATCATCGTAATTGGCATTGTCCATTTGGCAAACACCCGTCACGATATTGGGGATGCCAAGAGCTTCTGCTCGGTTGGCAGCAATTGTCAGGAACAGTGCGTTCCGCATCGGAACAAAGGTCAGCTCACGACGGTTCCCGATGATTTCTTCCATCTGTTGAGCATTTTCATACTTTTCCAGATCGTTGTTGCTTGTCAAAGGCGACATTGAGATAAGACAGTTCGGAACATCAATGATTTCATGGCTCACAACTCCGGCCATCTCTGCAACCTTTTTTGCAGAATCGATTTCAATCATATGACGCTGACCGTAGTTGAATGTGATTGCATGAACTTCGTCAAAATAACGCTTTGCCCAAAAAAGGCAAGTCGTGGAGTCTTGTCCGCCGGAGAGGACAACAAGGGCTTTTTTCATGGGTTACTCCAGATCGAGATATTTGTGGATTTGCAATTGCAGAATATAACCATGTTTCATACACGACGAAACCGCAGCTTGATTGTTCAACCAATTTGCTTCTTCGTTGTGTGCGTCTGCTGGTTGCAAATATACAGGCCTACCGCGGAAGACGGCTCGTGCCACTTGAGGGTGAGCACTATGACCTAAAACTTTTGTAGGCAGACCATCGCTTTCGTTCTGTTCATCATTGCTGATGACATATTTGAAGGCACAGGCTTCTCGTTCCAATAGGGTATTGATCCGACCTGCCTTGGGGCTGCAAACAATATAAGCACCTTTGCGATCTTGCGGCTTTTTTGACCACACAATCTGAGGAGGTGGCGGGAGAGTTCCGTTCGACTCAACTTGGACATAATAGCCGAACCCTGTGAGGAGCGCGATCAAATGTCCAATAGACTGCCGAAACGGTTCCCCGCCTGTGATAACAATCAAACCCTTTGTTGAAAAATTAACACAACGTTGGAGTATGATATTTGCAGGTATACGCTCCCGTTTGGAAGTGTAGTCTGTATCGCAGCTTGGGCATTGAAGATTGCATCCAGCGAGGCGTATAAAGATTGCAGGAGTTCCGCAAAAAGGGCCTTCGCCTTGGATTGTATGGAAGATACTATGTACTTCCAAGAAACCGTCTGCAGATGAAACGGCTTTTTCTATTGCTTGTTGATTCATGTTCCGATTACCTTACGGTGTGTCACACATTAAAAAGGGCCGGCGTTATGCCGACCCTTTTATTATACCGCAAAACTTACTGAGCGGCGGGAGCTTCCGGGGCGACCGGAGCAGCCGGGGCTTCAGCAGCAGGCAGGGACACACGGCCAGTGATGCCGTGGAAGGCGCGCCAGCGAGCGTATTGGGTACGGATTGTCGAGTCGTTCAGACCCTGTTCCTGGCCGGTCTTCAGCAGGTTGGCAATCGGGGTCGGCTGACCGAGGGAAGCGGAGATGGTGTCGGCCAGTGCCCAGACCTTGCCCGTTTCGGTTTCGGGCTTCGGACGGCGGATACCGTTTTGTTCCGGCATCTTGACGGATTCCTTGGCGGCGAGCTTGGCAGCTTTGGCGGCTTCCTTGTCAGCCTTTTCCTGAGCCTTCTTGGCTTCGCGTTCAGCCTTTTCGCTTTCCTTCTTGGCCTTGGAAGAGGCAGAGTCTTGTTCCTTCTTCAGCTTGGCGGCAGTAGCCTTTTCAGCCTTCTCGGCATCCTTCTTAGCCTTTTCAGCAGCCTTGGCGGCAGCAGCTTGTTCGGCAGCCAGCTTTTCGGCGGCGAGTTGTTCAGCGGTCTTTTCGGTCATGGTATTTCTCCTTGGTTATTTCAGTTCGGGTTGAGTTGTTTAATGCAGCAAACATATAGTACCGCATAGTGTCTGATATGGCAAGTAATCTTTTAGCGGCTTGCTTTCCATTTACCAAATTGCACAGATGCAGTTGATTTATTAATACCTTGTGCTTCACATTCTGTAATGACAGATTTACGCAATGCTTTATCGTCCGTTATTGTGGCAGCAAATGCATCTGCAATATCCCATACTTTACCTGTTGTAGATCCTGCCTTTGGTCTGTCGCTAGGCCCGGAACTTTCACGAGGTGCTCGAGGTATATATTCATCTTTAGGCGGAAGCGGATCATCCTCATTCAAGTCGTCAAGAATGGAAGGCTTCTTTGCAAAGTATGCAGGCGGAGGCGCGGCATGAACCTTTGGCGCTTCCGGTATAGTTTGGAAAATAGAAGGATTAAGAAACGAAGAAAACTGACCTTTGATATATTTATATACCTTGCGATCGCTGCTTCCCACATTTGATGCAAGCCTTACAACTTCTTCCGGAATAACGTCGTTAATTGGAACTTTGTTGAATATGTGGTCAAGCACAACACGACGCAGATCAGCAGGAAACTTTTCGCCACCGATCATGTTACGGTAGAGCATTTTAAGTTCAAGTTCTGTTTTGTCTTTAAGGCACATATCAATTGAAGATACGTGGCATTCGCTTTTCGGGCATTCCAAATAAACAAGGTTCAAGACAACATTGCATGAAGGATGTTTATGAATAACCTTCATTTCTTTCATATCAATACTGACGTACATAATAACCTCAGAATGGAATATCGTCGGATTCATATGCTTCCAGATCTTCTACATCCGGAACATGCAAGGGAGGTTCAATAGGCTTTGTTATTTCTACCTTTGGAGCTTCTATTGTACCAAAGGCAGTATTATCATAGCAGTAAGCAAGTATTTCTGGATACTTCTTATTTACCCAGACGCGAAGATGTGTGGCAGACTTTAATTCATTGAAACGAGAAATTGCATGTTCTGTTGTCTCGGGAACTACGGTGCTCATTCCTTCTGCGCGACGCTCCCGCCACCATTCTCTAGCTTTACGAGAAGCAAAACCTTCATGTTCCAAGCAGACATAGTCTGTAAAGTGTTTTAGACCGCAGTAGTACGTCACTTTCATTGCAGGCGGTTTATCGTGCTTTTCATGCTTGCTGACAGTTATTGTGTCAATTGTATATACTTCAACAACAGGAGCATCCCCTTTAATTAATTCTTCTGTACTTGCAGATTGCTTGAGTTTAGTCATAATCTTAAACTCGTGGCCGCAGCCCTGTACAGTTGGGAAAGCTTGCCCTCCACAGAACCGGGCGCTCGCATGGTTGTAAGTGCCACAGCACTCGCACAGCTTAATTGGCGCTTCCCCTGTCTTAGTACCCTTCTTTTTTGGTATTACAGGGTCGTTGATAGGGCCAAGCCGTCTTGTGTTGCCAGCAAAGTCTAAAACAAGACAGTTTTCCTTACCTTCACACGGACGTGTTCCGCGACCTAGCATCTGAACCCAAAGAACAGGCGATTGGGTTGGGCGCAGCATTAGAATAAGATCAATCCCAGGCATATCGAAACCTGTGGTCAATACATTGTTATTCGTCAATGCACGAACTTCCCCAGATTTAAACTTTCGAATTGCATCGTCACGCTCTTTTGGACTCAGCTTGCTATGAATAGGCAAACAGCTAACTCCGCAGCTATTAAGCATATCACTGACGTGAATTGCATGTTCTACGCCAGCACAGAAAATAAGCCAATGTTTTCTGTCATATCCTACCTCCATAGCTTCTTTGATAGCAGCATAACTAATTTCGCTTTTATCAACAGCGTTCTGCAATTCAGCTTGAATAAACTCGCCTCCTCGCATATGGACACCTTCAGTATCCAACATTGTCTGAGTACGCTTCGGAACTACAGGTGCAAGAAAACCTTCTGCAATCAGTCTATTGAAAGCAGACAAACCTGTAATGTCAAAACATATATCTGTAAATATGCCGTCCTGTGTAATACGACCTTGGCCTAAGCGCCATGGAGTTGCAGTCAAACCAATTACTTTAAGATGAGGGTTGATGCTTTTAAGACCTTCCAAGACAGTACGATACATTGTTTCGTCATTGGGGCTCACAAGGTGGGCTTCGTCAATCATAACCAGATTAACAAAACCAAAGTCACGCCAGCATTTTGCAATTGATGCAATACCAGCAAAGATGATTTTATTAATCGTGTCCCGACGCTTGAGGCCTGCGCTATTTACGCCAGCTGGAGCATTAGGCCAAATAGATAGCAATTTAAGGTAGTTCTGTTCAATAAGTTCTTTGACGTGCGTCAAACAGAGAATCTTTTGGTCCGGGTAACTGTGGAAAACACTCTGCAAGAACATTGCGATGACCACAGATTTACCTGTGCCCGTAGGCATCGCGATCAGCGGATTACCTTGCTTCGATGCAAAATAACTGTAGATGCTACTAACCGCTTCAACTTGATAACTACGGGCTTGAATCATATTAAAATACCTTCTTCTTTTCGTAATGAGAACAACCAGTGAGCATGAACTCTTTAGGGATCACTCCAGCACAAACTGGATTTGTACATTCCCATTGAGCTCCAGCTATTGGTCGGCTGAACTCGCAAGTTCTACAATTCACGTTCGGTGCATCGCTCATATGGCAAACACCCTTATTATTGCACATTCGGCACTTCCAAAAGCCGACAGTTGAGCCTATTTTTGGCGGAGGCGTTTCCATCCAAACAAGTCGTTCGCCTCGGTCAAGAAATTCACCTGCAACATTTGCATCATAAGCAATGAGCTCAAGATGCAATTCATCGTTATCCTTATTAACTGCGCCGTATATGGCAACAGCTAGACCCATCTTGCCCATATAAGTATTCATCTGAACATAGTGTTCAGGCTTTGCTTCTTTTACGCCAACAGAAACAAGCTTGGCAAAGGACTTGGAATTGTGTGTCTTAAATTCTGCAAGTGCCGCAGTTCCCGGGGCAAGATCCGGAAGACCTACAATTATACCATCGCCACTTCCGCCAAAGTGACCTTCAGCATGGCTAATACGATATTGCTTACCGTTTGCATCTTGTTGATATACATCGCAACCAATCATCAAGAACATTGCAATGAAACGAGCTTCTTCCAAATGGCCACGGTTGAATAGACGAATCATACGTCCATCAAAATTAGGCTTAACTGCCCAGCGCCAACCGTACCAAATATCACGGGCGCACTCGCGACCAATCATAGAAGCGCCAAGGTGACTTCGGAATGTTTGTTCTTCAGGATTGTAAGCGTCACCAATGTGGTTAATGACCTTACCCAAGCATTCACGATACTTTGCACCTTGATCTTTTTGAATCATTGAATTAATTAGATCAAGAGTCTTGGTTGCGATATACATTATTTTTTCACCCCGCTAACGATTCTGTCATTATTGTAATGGCCTCGCGACTTGTATGATGCAAAGTCAGGAACTTCTTCGTGACGCCAAAACATTATCTGTCCAATAGCGTCGTACCTGTTTAGTTCTACTGTATGGTAACGACTTACGTTATGAATTTCAAGGGTCAAAGTAGAATTATTAAATCCTGGATCAATATGTACAGCAAGCAAATGACCAAGGCCAGACCGAGCGGAAGTTGATTTGAGATGGAATGTTGCGCTGAGATAATCAGGCATGAAGAACATTTCTTCAGTGTGTGCAAGGATAAACTCTCCCGGACCTAAATCAAATCCGTTATCGGTAATATCAATCGATTCCATCTGCATTGCATCGCGATTACGCAACACAATATGGTGTTCGCCCGGTTTTTCAACCATGACAATCTTGCCAAGCCTTACATCAATAGAAGACCCTTGTATTTGATCGGTACTTCCAAGGTCTTGCAAGACGCCGTTGTGATATAGTTGCCAGAGTTCGTTGTAACTAAGCATCATATTCCCTTTAATAAAAAAGGGATGCCTTTCGACATCCCTTTAAGGTCAAAACAGCAGCAATTAAGCCTGCGGAGCTTGCGGCTGCATCCAAGGCGGAGTTGCAGCTTGGACAACTGCCGGATTGACTGCCGGAACCGGCGCCGGGGCGTACTGTTGAGGGGCTTGCGGCTGCTGAACCGGAGCTTGTTGAACCGAAGCTGGAGCATACTGAGGAGCCTGCGGTGCAGCAATAGGGGCAGCGGCGGGGGCTTGCCAGGGTTGTTGCGCTGCCGGTGCTTGCCATTGCGGGGCTTGCGCGGCAGGTGCAGCGGCAGCAGGGGGCGGAGCAAACTGCGGTGCTTGTTGCATCGGTGCTTGTTGCATCGGGGGAGCGAAAGCAGGAGGAGCAGGCGGCGGCATGAAAGCAGGTGCAGGCGGAGCAACTTGAGCAGGGAAACCGCCGACAGCCGGGGCGCCGACTTGTTCATTGATGTTCTTGTACGCACTAATTTCGTTGCTGGCTTCGTATTCCTTGACCACATTGCCTTGTGCGTCCAGTTCCTTGCGAGCTTCGCGCAGCTTCAGTTTGATCTGGAGCGGAATGTTGTGCAGTTGGGCAGAGTCAGCAACTTGCAGAATGCCGGTTGCATGACAAATCGCGGATAGTTGCTTGTAGGCAATTTCTTGAGCCTGGGCGTTGACATTGCGAAGGTTAAGGCGTCCGAAGACGCTCTTGCCGTTATGAACCCCATCCAGGATCTTGTACTTGCATTCAAGATACGAACCGTTGTTGTCCTTCGTCGGTTTCATTTCCGACGATTCCATCATTACCTTGTACCAGCCTGCCGGGAGTGCTTCGAAACTGCCGGTATCCGGTACGACGGTGTTTGCATCAAAATTAAGAATTGCCATTTAATTCCCCTAGCTAGGAAGATGCGACTTTTATGAGGAGTCGCTTACCTCTTGAAAACATCAACGCCTGACGAGTTGTAGATGGCGTTTGCCAAATGATTCCAACCATCAACAGGCGGTATTGCAATTTCGCCAATAATACCATAACGGTTTCCCGCAACATAGGCAGGGCTTCTGGACAGACCAAGGACTCGGCCCTTGTTCGCACTGACACCCTTTGCAACTTTGTCTTCACCCTTGCTAATATACATCGGTTCGTACAAGAAACCAAGCATATCAACCCATTGGGTGAGCATTTCACGCTTGCCATACGTCTTGTTGTTCTTCGGCGAATGCAGAAGAATATCCCAAGAATCGTATTCACCGGACTGCGGATCAACCATCTTGGAAGCGAACGCATGGCAGGTGATAACGATATTGACTTGGCCATAGACAGCCAGTTGGTCGCACTGTTTCAGGAAGATATCGAAAAGTTCGTTGGCATAAGTGTATGCCTTTCCATATCCACCCAAGGCGCTTTCCATCGTAACAGCTTTAGCATTGCCTTTTCCATACGCCGGATCGCGCGACAATGTCTTGTCGTGAATCATTCGTTCAAGAGCAGTTGCACTGTCATAAACGATGGTTTTGTAAGGAAACTGTCCAGCTTGCAGAGCTGCAAAGATTTCGCCTTGCAGACCTTGCAACTCGTCCCAAGTTTGAATCATGGGAGTTTTTGCGGAGGTGACACTTTCGTAACCAACTTCGAGCGGAACCAGAAGCGAATCAGGTGCGCCGCAACCGAGAGTTGTCTTGCCCATTTTTTCTTGAGCACAGATGGCAACTCGGATACCTTGAGGCCTGCGACCTGTTGCAACTTGTTGAAGGAAACTCATCTTAACCTCGTTTTCTGCAATTCAGATTAACTTACGGGAATTGCTGTACCGTTGAAACAGTATAGCACGAAACGACCGTACTAAATCGTGATATTCACTTCGAGCAGAGAACCACAATGCGGACACGAACCAAGATCCATATTCTTGGTATCTGTTTCAAAGTCATTGTTGATTGCACTTGCGTTATGAGCAAAGCGTTCAAACATCATACGCAAGGGCCCATGGAGATTTGGGAAGTAATGACAAATATGACTTACGAGTTCTTTATTAGTCAGATTTGAAGGGGCTTCATCAACCCGCTGCACAGATGTGAGTTTCATATGTCGCTCTCGATCTTAAAAGACTGATGGTTTGGAAAACGCGGCTTGTCTTTCATACCCTTTGGGAAGAACTTGTACTTCGAAATCCTTCCGATAATCTGACCCGGATTTTCAAAGTAGAATTTGCATTCTGCTTCTGTCAGCGTACCAGTAGAAATTGTGATATCTTGACCATCTTCCAAGATTTTCACGCCCGGTCTGGTAGGGTCAAAAACATCCTTGATTTGCTTACCTTGAATGCTGCCAACCATACCATTCGGGATTTTACCATCCTTATGTGAAGTCCGAAATGTCTTTCCAAGCTCGTTGATTTGAGCTTCATTAACATTTGTTTCACCCTCCGTGATTCCCACAATAAGCGCCTCGGATTCAATGAATCGCTTAATGCGAAGCAGGCCCATCTCACGAACAGTTGAACGCCCTTGCTTATGCAAGCCATCTGGATCGCGGATGCAAGTACCCTCAAAGCCCATTTCGAGCCATTTTGCATCGCAAGCAAGAAGCTCTTCAAGGTTATGACAAAGAACGCTCGGTACAATTCGGAGATGCTGCCAGACAGGGTTATTGATGTGGTAAAGCTCTCGGATACGTTCCGTCAAAGCTTCATAACGGTCTTTGTATCCAAGCAAACGTGTCTGAGGTGTAATGTAATCAAACAGCCACCATAGCGTATAAGGCTTGCCTTCAATTGTACCAAGAGCAGACGAAGTCTTACGGCAAAGATCCGGATCGCATTCCCAGGCGGCAGCCAATTCACCATCCAAACCAACCAAATTGGAATGGCTATAGAACTTGGATGTATATTTGTTTTTGTGGGACTTTAGACTTCTGCCTGTTAGACTTCCAAGCATATTCAAGCCCCGAACACCGTCAATCTTGGGTTGTGCAATCAACGGGAAGCGAAGTTTTACTTCCACATAATCTTCAGCAAGCATCGGCTTCATACTGCCATCTCCGCTTTGATTGGAAGATGCGAAACATAGTTTTCCAGCGTAAAGTCATCTGGTTCTGCTTCGAGCATTCGATTCAAACCTATTGAGCTATTGAAAAACACATCTTTGATCTTGAGCTGCGGAAGCGGCAGAGGTTCGCGCTTGAGTTGCTCAAGGACTTGTTCCATATGATTTTGGTAGATATGTACATCTGCCAGGAACATCACAAGTTTGCCCACATTCTTGCCCGTAGCTGCGGCAATCATTTCAAGCAAGAGAGCATACGACGCAATATTGAATGGAATGCCCAAGAATAGGTCGCAAGAACGCTGATACATACAAAGCGATACTTCGTTAGCATCAACATCAACAAGCAGCTGATAAGTCATATGGCAAGGTGGGAGCGCCATAAGATCCATTTCACCCGGATTCCAAGCTGTTACAATGATGCGACGGCTAGTCGGGTTAAACATGACATCATGCACAGCATTTGCCAGCTGATCAATTGTTTGGCTGCTGTATGGGATAGTCCAATTCCGCCACTGTGCGCCATAAATACGCCCAAGGTCGTCTTTCCCGACTCGGTTACGGTTGGCCAGCCAGGCTTCATTTTCATTTGCATTTTGATCCCAGACTTTACATCCGAGTTCTCGGAACATTTCTGCATCGGTATAACCGCGGATAAAGCCTAATAGTTCGCCAACAACATTCTTCCAGGCAAGCTTTTTTGTCGTGACTGCGGGAAAACCCTCCTTCAAGTTAAATTCCAGCATTGCACCCTCGATGCGTTTGGTAGGGATGCCTGTCCTGTTACCCTGCCATTTGCCTTCTTCCAAGACACGTTCCAGCAGTTTAAGATACTGTTTCATTTAAAATCTCCCGAGCTTGTTGAATTTTCAATTTAATACGAGCGCGACGCATCGCTTTCCGAGCACGTTTATCACAAGCATCATTGGCGCGGGATCTTGCTGCTTCGCTTCCAGTATGAGCCTTAACGTGACGGAATTTGCATTTCAAATCTAATGTGGTTAGTATCAGATAAAGCTGTTCAACAACTTGTTTTTCATCATCTGCCACATTTCGTTTATGCCTGAAGGCATAAATTGCTGCCTCACAATCAATTTGGATTAGTAGTTCATCCCCTTTTTGAATTAGTCCAGCTTTAGCACCTTTCCACAGGGCATTGACCACAGCTTGCATTTCCGCCAATGTACTGGTTCGCACTAGATTCTTCATTGCACCAGATCCAGGCAATTTACCTCGTTCCGATGCAATCCAGAAACCATAACCAGCCACTTTTAAATCAGGACAGTGGCTGGCATCCGTAAGGATTGTGACGTTCATTATCCCTTCTTTGCAGAAGTAGGTAGAACGATTTCAAGGGACGGCGAACCATCCTTAATGATAAGGACTTCGTCAAAAATCTTGACTTGTTCCTCGGTCAGAAGGCGATAAGCCTTGGTAACGAGTTCCGGAGTCCATTTGATGAGTTGTTCCACGTGAATGCCGTTAGCACTCAGGCGAGACATCTTTGTGGCTTCGTCAATAGCCATGCTGTGCTGCAAAGCAGCTTGATCCACATCGCGATTGATAACACGCTTGGCTTTGATAAGCCAACCATCGTTGCCGAGCGGAACGCTATTGGTTCCTTCCTTCGGATCAATGAACAAACCCTTGTAAATCTTTTGCCGAAGCAGCATTTCGGAAGCTTTGACAGATGCGAGCTGCTCTTTCAAGCGATACCATTCTTCCAGATCTTTCTGGGTGACAGTATTTTCGGGGATTGCGGTCATGTTGTTCTCCTACAGGACTTGAGGGTTTTGGCCAAAAAACTTGCGCTGAGTTCCAGTGCTTCCAAAGCCACCTTCACCTCGTGCAGTTTCACTCAATTCAGAAACTTCTTCAAGTACAAAACGAGGAGTTTCAATAAGCATCGCTTGAGCAATGCGATCACCCTTGAGAACTGCAAACGAAGCAGGTGCATCGGAGCGCAGCTTGACAAGCAATTCGCCGCGATAGTCGCTGTCAATGACGCCAACACAGTTGGACAACCGAACATCGCTTTTGAAGCCATGGCCGCTCCGACTGAAAACGAGCATCGTATAACCTTCCGGAACTTGGAACTTCAAACCAGTTCGGAACACCATAGCACCATTGGAAAGCCCAACGCCGCCTTCGCTGATTGACACAATGTCAAAACAGCCCGCTCCATCCGTTTCATACTTGGGAATAACTGCATCCGGATGGGATTTCAATACTTTCAGTGTTTTCATATCAACCTCGCTTTGTTTGTACAGTTCCAATTATACATTAACGATCGTTTATTGCAAGACAGAGATGTTAATAAGTTGATAGCACTTACCGTGAAATCCGTATTGATTTAACAGCTTGTCTTTTGGTACTTCGATAAGGAAACCGCCATCAATAAGGCTCTTGACAGTATGGTCGATTGCAAGGCTTGAGCCGAATCTGTGGTTACAGAATGCAGGATGCCTCCCGAGCTTAGTTGTAAAGACCTTTCTAGGTATTAACGCATCAACTGCCATCATGCGCGATACGTTAAACATGGGAGCGAAACCATTTGTCAATACATCTTTACAAACGCTCAGAATCTTCTTTTCGCGGCTGTTATCATCAACGCCAATATCGCCTTCCATCATCTTCTTGCTCATCATTTTGATGTCGCGATGAATAAGGTCAATTGCCCATGTAACATGGTGCGTCTGAATAACAGGGTGAAGAAAATTATCTGCAACTGCCAACAAGGCAGAAATCCGGGTCACTTTAAGAGCAGCACGATTCCACATTTGACGGAAGGATTCATCTTCGGTTGCATTGATATTTCTATCGCATTCAACGTCAAAATTATATAGAATTTGCCCTGCTTCTTGTGTGCGTCCAACTTCTTGTCTTGCATTACGGGATAACAGAGTCAAGGCATGGTGACAAAGTTGCGCCAAAGCGTCCGCCAAGGGTTGGTCGGGCTCCCGTAGGGCATTATAATTGTGTGCAGGTCGCTCACCCTTATACTCGACAATTGTAAAGCGTGAAAGAAAACCGTCCTCCATCATGGATTCAGTTAGCGACTCGTAAAGCGTTGATGGAGTTGTTTCACCAATCATGCTATACGATACGCCAGAAACCGATTGGATATTCTGGTCTTTATTGGAATAGGTAATACCGCCAACAATAGAAGCAGGCCCCGACTTCTGGTACAGGTTTGTCATCACTGTCCGAAGTTGCTGCATTGGGCCTTCAGTACGGTCTTCTTTAGCAAGGCGACGAAGCTTCCGCCCCCATTCACCTGCCACATTACAGAAACAAGGGTTCTGAGCTACTGCTTTTGTCAAAGCAGGCCCTGAAGCAAAATCGCTAAAATCAACAAATCCCATTGCTTGTGGCAGACGCGAACGTAAAGACTCCATTAAGGATGCGATGCCGCTGTGCATTGCTTCTTTACCAATGGCAGAACGTGCCACTAGAATAATGTAAAGGTTCAAGCCAGAGCCTGGAATGCTGAACGGCTTACCACATATGCCAGCCAACAAACCCATCGCGGCAACAATAGCGACTTCTTTAACAGGACGCGGAGCAGACTTGTAAATGTAGCCTGCAATCTGACCCATAAAACCGGGAGGCCACGTTATACCACCATCATCTACCTTGGGCAGAGGTGCCAGGGATGCTACGGAAACAGCCGTTGGCGCTGCCACAGGTGCATTGGATTGACGTTGCAAAGACTCAACAACATCCTTAACAAGGTCTTGACTTTTTATGAATTGCTGTTCTTCCCGTTCCTGTCTTGCACGGATACGACTCAATGTATAATTCAAATACCGATCGTTCTTTACTGCTTTTTCTCGCTTCCCGAGCATAGTAAGACGGAACAACCGACGGCACTGGTCGTTAGATTTTGAGTAAAAGCAGAACATGGACATCAACGACAAGTCTGCTTCAGACTGTGAAGGATACCCTAAGTCTTGCCAACGCCCTTCGCAGAGCGGGACGAATTTGTCATTGTTGGCTGCTGTAGCTGCTCGCTGCCAAATAACTTCATCTGATTCAATTGCCTCAATTTCAACAAGTTCGTCGGTCTTGTTTGTTTCCCCTGCTGACATCTCTTGAACAAGGATTTCAAGCAAAGCCTGCTGATCTTTAAGTGGCTTATCAATTACAATGTCACCAGTACAGATGATAAATCTTTGCTTGGAATAGACTTCAACGCCGTCACGGCGACAACCTTTGCCAATGTTCCCTTTGACCCAGATGTGCAGACCTTTTCCAGAACGCGAACGCTCAGTATAGCTGTCAAATGCTTGTACGATTGACCAAAATCGGTTGAGTTGTTCCTGGCTTGTCCATTTTTCAGGATCGCTTTCGTTATCCTTGTCCTTAACATCAAGGTCAATACAGGTATAGCTGTCCTTTTCGTCAAGTACATAGCCAATCCCCCCATTGACTTGTTGTGCAACCTCTACAGCAGTTTCAAAATCCATCCATTGTGCTGGATTGGTGACGTCTGCGTTATAAAGACCATTCTGCCCTACGGAATAAGGGGCTTTGTCCGGGCCAGCTATGCACCATTGACGCGCCCACTTTAATTCTTCTGGCAGGTTCTCAAGTAACCTGACCTTATTGTTCATTCTTGATTGCTCGCTTGATATTCAGAACTGTTTTCCATGCTTCGACAAACGGAGCCACGCTGGCACGTTCGAACAAAGTGATTTGCCCATCATTAACCTTGATAGGGTTAGGCAAAAGGCCTCGGCTTACAGCCTGGCACATGGCAGCTCGTGAAACATCAAGTTCCTTAGCAATCTCGGTACTGGTAACATAAGTCAAATCAAATTGGCTCTGGGCATTTGCACTCATAGTGACCTCTTATTTGTAAGCTGTGCAGTATATAGCTATCCGGTAAGTTTTCACAACAATCGTTAAGCAATTTACAGGATTAGTTATTTACTCCGGGTCGGTTTTATAACCGCAATTTGGACAGACATACCAATCTGTATCAGGTGCAAGCATATCCCCATCAGCGTGATGATATTGGGACAGTCTTTACCGGGCGTAGCTATCGTGTCTTTGGATATGCTCACGATACTTGTTGGCGGAGCGATCTTGATATAGGGTATGAAGGCCCATCTTTTGAACGTGCGCGACTGTGTCATCATATGTCTCGAAAGTAAGAGGTGAAGTTTTCTTGCCTTGTTCGTTCAGACTGCGGACACTTTCCCAGATGAAACCCCAGACAAGGACTTGAATGACAAAACGGCCAACATTTGGATCAAAATGAATGCGATACATTACAGTCTCCCTTCAAGATAATCGTTTGCTGCCAGCAAGCTGGCTTCCGAATGCGAATTGTTATCGCACATATAGGCGTTCCGGCGCTGCTCAAAACTGACAGCGTCCTTGCCTTCCAAGATGTGGTTAGATCCCCGGTTCATCTTGATTTGCACGATTCCCAACTTCAAGTTCGTACGAACTTCCGCGACTTTTGATTTGCTCATGTTTTATCGTCCTTCCGATTGAAATAATCTTTTCCGACGGTTCTTGAATTTGCCTACCGTCAATGAAAGCTGTTGGAACAGTTTTACCATCATAATTCACATAATGGTATTTAAACTCTTTATCACCAGGCTTTTTAATCCACCCAGAAACCATAATACGACCAAACTGATCTACCTCCCTGTGAATGTCAATATAAACATGAGGCTTGACCACATATTTAATTACTCGCCACAGGAAACGAAGTCGCTGATAAAGCGACTGCTTCGTGACCTGATACCCTGCTTCGTTGGCGTGAATCATTTTAAATGCTTCAACTGATATTCAAGATTTGCAATCTGAGCTTTAATCTTAGCCCGATCCATTTCAAGACGTTTTGGATTGTTCTTAAAAGCAATTCCGCAAGCTTCTGAACAACACGAATAATCGTGTCCCCAGGCAGTTGAACCCATTCGAGCACCTTTCCATTTATCCAATTCGTCTTTTTGACCGCAATGGGGACAATCTGCCGCCATCCAATATTGCCTATATCCGCAGCTCATTCTTCACCTAGTGCTTTCTCGCACTCGCGAATAAAAGACATTTTCTGGTCGTCTATATAATCCCGCTCAAGCATCCACTTTGCCTTCTTTAGCGTAGCTCGGAGAGTTTCGATTTCATTTCCTTTCCCTTCAACGCGATCTTGAATCATCTTCCATACGATCTCGTATTCAGGCCAGTCCTTCTCCACTACAACACAATCAACCTGTTTTCCGGTTTTGATCTTAGTGACGATGTAGCGTTCTTCCCTAACAAAATTTGTCATTCTTCATCTCCATCCGCTTCAAGGATTTCGGTTTTAATACGAGCCCGATCATTGTCGGTCATTTTACGCTCGAGCCAGGCTGCTTTGTAACCCTTTCGATCAAGGACTTCAAACTCAACCTCCGAATAACCGTAATAGTCGTCGGAGCTCGGGCAAGACTGAGCAGAACCGCGCCACGGCTTCACAACAGTCAATGTGGTTACTTCAATCAAGCACGGAATGCCTTGGATGCGACTTTCAATTTGCATTTCGTTCTCCTGTGTTGTTAGCGAATGAAGTAATTATACCCATTCACTTAACAGATGTCAATTATCTATTTCAAGAGGACACCATTCAGGAATTATATTTGTGCAGACTGCACAAACCCGGCCAGTTCTGGAAGGCGTACCGGGATTCCAATCCAATTCTTTATTAGCCTTTCGGCAGATTGGAATATAAGCAATCCGTGCGAACCCTCCGCTGTGATCCCGATTCGGGCATTGGTCGCAATTTTCAATAACAATTTTACGTTTCATTTGATTAACTTTCCAATGGACTCTTTCAAGGCTTTGCTTTTTTTGGCCAGCGTCATTTGCTTATCAACGAGCTCGCCCATACGGAACCCGAGCGCCAGCTGCTGTGCCTCGATTTCCGCCAGCTCGGTAAGAAAACTCTGAACCGACTGTGCTTTAAGCGAAATTAGAACTTCCGGCTTAGTCACCGCTCTGCACCTTACCAAAGACAAGTTGCTCAATATCGCCGCCGCGCGGGATAGCCTTGTTGATTGTGAAAATGTCGTACTTCTTGTCCAGATCAAGTCCGTCCAAATTGGTACGCTTTTCCATCTCTGCTTCCAGACCGGAAAGCTTTCCCGGAAACAAATCCGCATAGTGCATGATCTGCCGTTGTTGGATTTGCAGAGCTTCGCGAGGTGTCATCATTATGGGCATTTTAATTATCCTTCTTCCAGAGTTGAGCAGAGGCCGGGCCGCGCAGATCCCCATCAAGTAGGGACAAGCTTACGAAATGAGTGCTGGACTGCCAGGATTTGCGAGGAGCATTCTTAGCAACGATCCAAGCAAATGCACGAGCGGTCGGGTTATCGTATTCCGGGTCGCTAAACACATGAACCAAGGCTGCGGCCAATTTAGCTCCGAGCTGCTGTGTTGGAATAATTTGCACTTCAGTGAAGTTGCCGCCCCGGACACCGAATTCAAGAACGCATTTCATTTGGATAACCTTTCAAGCTCACGAGCATGATGTTTAGATATTTTATAAAACATGAATAAAAGCCCAAGCTGACGTGACTCTTCTTGGAACTTGCCTGGATTTTCTTTTCGCCAACGTCCGAGCTGTGACGTTGTTGGTTTTTTAAGCCCTATCTTATCCGCAAGTTCTTTTATTCGGTTACGAATAATCATACCTTCTTTATTTACTTCTGCAATAGAACTTTCTATCCTATCTTCGCAACCAGACTGATTAACAATCATAGATGCTGTTTTATTTACAGGGGCAAGTGAGTACATCTTACCCTCCCGTCTTGAGCCAGAGGCCCGTTTTCTTGTCTTCGGTGTATTCCTGCCCGAAACCCGTTCCAAGCTTATTCAAGCCAGGGCCGAGTGTTTGGCAAGTCTTACACATGCAAGCCCAAGGCCCACGATTTGTTCTTGCGTCGTAGAAAACCTTGTGGATCGGGCCGTCGCATGTTTCGCAGAAACCCGGCACAGGACTGAGCCAACGTTTGATTTCTATGGCCATTTGTCAAGACCTCGCAAAATGTTTTCAATCTTCTTGTACTTATCCGCATCCACATTGAGCCAGTTGGTCGCGCCAAGATGGGTTTGAATTTTAATGCGAATGACGCCCACACTTTCAGGAAGAACCGGAATCGCCTTGTAGAGTTGGTCTTCCAGATATTTTTGTTCAGCTATGTTCATCTTAACCTCCCATCAGTTCGTCGTAATAGTCGCACAGATCATCAACGACACGGCGTTCCATGCGGCACTTTGCCTTCTGATGCTTCACCATGACGTTATTATATGCCTTTTTCCAACGGCGATCCAATTGACGCGACTGGACTGACTGCTTCTTGGTGAGACCGCCAAATGTCGTATCAAGTTTAATCAGTTGCCTGTATGTGTAGTCTTTACCTTCCATGATCTTCCCTTAGTTCGCACAAACCAAATCCCAGGCATCTTCCGCGACCTGTTGGGCATACTCTTGGCCGAAACCCTGGCCCACAACAAGACGCATGGCGGACTGGACGCACTGGTAATATCCAAAGCCTTGGAGCTCCAACTTGCGAACTTCTTTAGCAGCAAGCTTGAACTCGATGGTTTCCGTGCAGACTGTCATTTTATGCTCCAGAGTAAGGTTACGAAGATTAGAACAGCAACGACCGAAACAATTAACAAACCGATCAAATTAGGCATTTACTGAACCAATGAAGTTATTATATAGAGGAGCTTTGCGTCTGTAAAGCACTATTTAAAAGACAGCCAGATGGCCGTCATCACCGCTGACACGGAAGAACGGAATTCCTTGATACATTTTGCTCTTTGTATCAAATTGAAAGCAGCGATCCGACTTCATTACCTCTGCAAGCATATTCCAACCGATGTAGATAACGCGCGGCACTTGACCATCTGTCCGGCGCACGAATTCCAATAAAGCTTTGTCAAGTGCGTTCATTTAATCACCCGATTCAAAACGTGCCATGTATTCCTCGAACTTCATTTCTTTGGCCAGTTTGAATGCTTCGTGCTTGTTGGCTACCTCGATGTTGAGGATCTCCAATTTAGCTGTGCGATCTACGACGGACTGCTTCCAAGCTTCGCGAGCTCCGGCAATGTACTGTTTCCAACGCTCCCGGGCTTCGTGCTTTGCTTTACCTGCGAACCCTTTGGCCAGTAAATCCTGAGCTTGTTTAATGCGACGATGATCCGCGTTATCCCATCCATCCGGCTCCTCACCCCGACCAAGGGCCAGACGAATGTGTTCTTCTGCCATCTCAGGCGACGTTATGTTGGCCTTAAAGAACTTGGAATGCCAACCCTTGAGCCGAATCAAATACGACGCATGGAGCGGATTGACTGCCATAACGATTTGAATGTGGTTATCAAACGCAATGGATTCCGTCGGTGTGAGCAGCCCAAGCCACTCATTCGCACCAAGCTCCACCCGACCTTCCAAGCCCAAGGCAGGCTCCGGCAGCAAGGCCTCGTCATTGGGGAGGAACGGCATAGCATTGGCGAAACCGGATTCAATTACGTCCGTCGGCGCAACTTCCACCAAACTTGTGATATATAAAGACGAACTTGATCCAAGCTTACCGAATGAACCATCCAATCCAGACCAGTTGCAGGGCTCCCTGACCACATTTGAATTTGATTCAGTTACAGTAGGCAAGGCTGGCGCAGTTTTGAATTCGATAAGCGTATCATCGTTGGCAACAGCGTCCGGCATATAGACACGACGGCCGAATGCTTCTGCATCAAAAGCGAATGGGAGCTTTGTGGAAGAAGGGATTGCCAGCACAACATCAAGCGGAGGTGGAGCTTCGTACTGTGCGAGCGGTTCGACGTGCTCGTCCTCGGTAGGTTCGGGGATGGAAGCAGGCTCCTTGATTACTTCCGGAGTGAGTTGAGTTGAGTTAAGTTGCGACAACCAGCTAGGCTTTGATGTGTTTGTCATTTTTGACTCCAAGTTTAATTCTGAGATATTCGTGTTGCAATCTGGAAACGTATAAATTCCATTCCTCCATTGCAGCCTTACGCTTTGCGATAGCTTCTTGCCAATCCATTTTGGCTTTAATTAAAACTGGATTAGTTTCAACGAATGTTTCTTTCTTTTTTTGTTGATAACGTTGATTTTGGGCCTTGCGGAGTTCTGCTTTGTCTTCCTTTTCCCACTGTCTAGCAGAATAAACAGCATGAGTGCAAGCCTCTTGAATGTTTGTAATATTTTTATTCAGGAATTTGCTGTAGCTTTGGTTTGAGATGTGGAACTTAATTATATCCAATTCAAACTGATCTTTTCGCTCAGGCTTTTCTTTATACTTCGGAGCTTCTTTTTTATCAGCTTCGATGAATTCAATTTCGTTATCGGAGAATGTCTGCATGGTGGGAACCCTTTAATAACAATGTAGAGTTGAGCAAGACTGGATTATACTTAATACTTAGCTACTTAACAAGGAAATTAAGCGTGAGTAGCAAGTGCAGCCAATACTCCCTTTTACATAGTTGTCACCCCTCCTTTTTCTAAAACTACTGTTGATGTATATTTTTCGGGGTATAGGGTCTATAAATAGCTTTTTTAAATAATTTTGTGTTAAATATGTGTTTATTAAGGACTTTTAGTATAACAATTTTTTTATTTTTCTGCAATATTGGATTCCGTGATATTCTACAGAAAATAATTTTTAAAATATAAATGCTAGAAAAAGTTTGTGCCTGCTGTGCAAAAAAATATTTTCTATTTTGCAGAAAAAATAAAAGCAAGTTACAACTATTTTGCAGAAAATAAAAATTTGCACATCAGATTGCACCAAATTCTAGTCAGTCTGTTTAGGGTAAAAATGGTAATAATTGTCCCCATTAAATTGTCCCGGGACAGGGTCTAGATCGGGAGCGTAGGGCATAAACTTGGCGCAAAATGCTCTGGCAGCGTCGAGCTTTTCCTGTTCGTCATTTCCGTACTGATATGAGCTGGAAAGTCGATGCATTCCGTTAGTGGCGACGAGTCGAGCTCCGCGA